CGAGTTCTCTTAAACCAAGGTATTGGATAACAGCAAGGACACTTGTTTTAGCCAGGATATCGCGACCGACTGAAGTTAAATCAGTCTGGGCAACAGTATCTTTACCTGTAAAGTACGGCAATTTATTTGCGCCAGTTGCAAGCCCCGCAAGTGCGGTTAAAGTTGCGTCAAGGGGCTGTTTGCCTGCCAGCGCATTTGTCATTGTTGTCGCAAAGTTCGGGTCATTGCCAAGTGCTGCTGCAAGCTCATTCAGGGTATCAAGAGCTTCTGGTGATGAGCCGACCAATGCAGATATAGCAGCCCGTACGTAAGCAGTCGTAGCGATCTGAGTATTATTTGTTCCCTGTGCAGCGGTAGGCGCAGTAGGGATTCCCGTTAATGCAGGACTTGCCAAAGGTGCTTTAAGAGCCAGTGCTTTATTAATAGTTTCACTGAACTTCGGATCGTTGTTGATGGCGGACGCAATTTCTTTCAGTGTATCCAGAGTCCCTGGTGCGCCATTGATCAGCGCATTTATAGCCGCATAGACAAAGGCCGCATTTGCGATCTGTGTGTTGTTTGTACCAGGTTCTGGTGTAGGCGAAGTTGGCGTCCCTGTCAGATTCGGGCTGTCGATCGGGGCTTTTGTATCAACCAAATCATGGAGGGTTTTGACAGCCAGGGGAGTAGCCGCTTTTCTCTCTTCTGTACTGCTTATTTCATTAGAGAACTCAACGCCAACAGCACGATTGACGCGGTATTTAAGCACAATCATTTCTTTAGTCACGGCTGTAGCACCGCTAGGCACGACAACTCGACATAATTCAATTTGATTCTGCCCGATAGTGTTGTCCGTGCGAGCGTATATTCTGGCAGCACTGACAGAAGATGTGATATCTACCTGGGTAGTTTTTACACCATGTTCAAAATTAGCTTCCAGCACAATAATGTTCGTAGCCCCGGCCTTTACCGGAACAATCACATCTTCTATTTGTTGAACGGATATCTGAACATTATTTACATCTACTGAAGCAGCACCCTTACCATCTGAATTTTCAGAAGTAATACGGACACTCAATCCTGTGCCGGGAACTGGTTCAAATCCGCAGTAAAAACCTGGCAAAACAATATTTTTTAACTTCCTGTTAAGAGCCGAACTACTATACAGTTCGAAATATTGAACATCAGCAAGCAGTGGCTGCGTGACACGTGAAGATAGTGTCATTATGCTTTTCGTTTTATCAGCTCCCATAATCATCCCTCAACTTGCTCGATTGTCATGAGAATGCTGTAACGCTTACCTTTGTAGAGAGTATCCTGTTGGGTACAAAGCACGCCAAAAGCCTGATCTTCAGCATCAACAAGCACAAGCGTGTTAAAGTCATAGGGCGTGTTATCCGGCATTCTTTCTTGAGGGAAGGCAGCATTGATAGTGATAATTCCATCCACACTGGACAATATCAGATCGGAAGCAGCAAACTGTTGAGCGTCACTCAATTTAAAATCGAGTGGAATGTCAGCAATATTCCAGCCACCAGCACCATTTGCAGTTACCAGTCCAGATTTGCACCAATACGCCTTAGAGATAACGAAACGCGCACCTTTACCGATCGCTGATTCGGCACGGCGTGAATAGTAGTAGGAAAGCAATTGTGCCTTATACAGGCTATTGCCATCTCTTGCCTTTAAATTTTCTGCCATACGAACATAGCCCCTTCATAAGCAATGAACCGAAGGAGAGTATGCTCAGTTTGTGATTTCCGTTGTTCTTCCCCCGCACGCCCGGGGGAAGAATTATCAAACAGGCTGAAGGTGGTAATCTAAAGGCCAGGCATCTAGTGGGATTATATCAAGATGTAGTTGCTTTTCTGCCGTTCTGTTCGGAATAGCATCAAGCGAAATATTGTCTACCTGGCAGGAGTTATCACTACGGGATAGCATATCAGTCATACTATCAGTAACATAAACACCTTCAATTACCGAAACGTCCGTAGACAAGCAATTTAGTATTTCTGCCACTTCAGGGAATACAGCACTAAGCTGGAAGGACACTCCATCAAAAACAATATGCAGCGGTAACAAAGGCGCGATTACTGTTTCAAAATCTGCTAATAATTTCTGTACTGCCGTACCTTTATTATACTCGCCATATGAGCGATAGAGCTTATTCTGATCAACAACAACCAGCCCTCGTGATGTTAGAAAGAATTCTCCAAATTGGGCCTGCGCTGTAGGTATCTCAATTGCTGTAGCAAAATACGAACCATAGGGATGCTTTTCTAAATCTACGGGGGCGTAAAGAGGCTCCCATGTTACAGGGATTGTGCCGAATTCACGCCAGAACGTCTGCTCAATCGGGCGGAGAGTTCCTTTAAAATGCACTTCATCTAAACGTTGGGCCAGAAGCATTGGTCTACGGGTCTTATCTTTTTCGGTAATAACGAAAAAGCGCCCGTATTCCGCGATACGAGTATCCATATCTTCACTTGCCATCGTGAAGAATGATTTTCTGTTACTTATTCTGGTTAATATCGGTTCTACAGCTTCATCCCAGACGTCCTGTAAAGCGCCTATGAAGGCGCTCCAGAGCTTAGAATCCTGTTTTGCTTTAGTTAACCGCTCCTTAAACCAATTCTCTTTCATTTCAGCCTCATTACGGATAGGAAATACTGAAGGTAGATGAATTTACGTCAAGGTATATAAAGTCATTGAAGTAAACAGCATCCTTCATATTCTGTGTTGTAATATCGTAAGAGAGAAACATATCCAGTGATTCTATAACGCGCCAAATGTCTTTAACTTTTACCTGCGCATAGCATTGCTGGGAATCATCATCGCTCTGTAACAACAAACTAAATGAAGACGAATCACGACCAAAATTATCCTCTAACGCCTTTCTAATGGCGTTTTTAGCGTCATCTATCAGAACGTTTTTACGTGCAATGCCTGTGAAAGTTATAGTAAATGGCTGCTCATTTGTGTCCACATATTCGAACCGCTTGTTCAATTCGTTTGGCACATTCTCCAGGGCTTTAAGTATTTCTGACTTTAGTTGTTCCTGGCTTACGCCCGGCTTATGCCCACAAAAGAAAATCTTATTGATGTTGCGCACATCAAATCCGGTTATTTTTTCTTGTAACGCTTCCCCCCAAACGTTAAGCCATGACGTGCCGTGTACCACGTTCTGGATGAATTGACGATAATCACCTCCCCATACGACTTGTTCATCGTATGCAACATAATACTGTGCACGGTTTCGGGTTTCTTCTGTGGTTTCCATTCCACCGCCTCCGGTAATAATCGAATCGGTTTTAATTTCCAGTGACTCTACATATTGAGCAATATTTCCAGCAGGTTCTAACTTTTGTCCTTCAGCCAAAGTGTAGTCACCGAGACTTGCCATTACATCAATTCGCACCTGGCACCCAGCTGGCGGCATCATCCCCATAGAACCATCACCAAATTTGACGCCAAGTTGTTCCGTTGGCTTATATGCCAATACATAGTGTTTGCTCTTGTCTCTGGACATTCGAAATAATGGGTTGTAGGTCCATTTCTCTTCTGCACCATTAATAATCACAGTAACATCGAGGCTGGACACTTCTTTTGTCAGTTCCCTGGAAAGCAACAGCGTAAGAAAGGCGGTTTCTTTTTCAACATCAAATGTCACGCTCACGGCTTCATGCTGTTTGGTTTCAACACCGTGAACAGCTCCCCCGGCAGGAACAATAACACTGTTAATAATTGCAAGTGGCGTTTGGTCGCTGGCAAGCAACTCTGCTCCCGCAGGCAACGTTATATCCCGATCTGTTTTATTCGTTATCGAAATTGTGCCGTATGAAGCACTCACAAATCGCCCGACGTAACTGCGGTCTTCAGCTCCCGCTAAAATGCTTGCTCTCCGTGTGGCCGTTGAAATAAATCCCTCGGTCAGAGCGCGACTTGCAAATGTGCGCGCAATATAAATCACCTGCGCACCGAACACCGCCTGCATCTGTACAAACTGACTGTTTACAAAACGTGACCACCAGGGGTTTTCATTCAGCTTGGTATTAAATTTGTCGAGTAATTCGGTAATCGTCACGCACCCACCTCGCTTGATTTCTGCATAACAATATCCATGCTCCCCCCTTTCGCATAAAAACTGATTAATAAAGAATCTTCAGAAATGGATGTACAGCGAATCCCCTGCACATCTAAACCGGGCAGGTCTTGTCGTAGTTTTGTCATCATTCTCCCTTCGATAGCCACTTCAACTATGTGCGAAGTTTCAGAACCGAATGGTTCGTGCTTAAACTCTTCCATTGGGTTTCCCCATGACGGTAAGCCATAAACGCTCCCTTCGGGGGTTCGTAGCCACTCGTCAAGGCGGGCCATCCAGGTAGCGTTACTACCCTCTGCAATAATGACGCCACTCTCATTCGTTTGAAGTCTTGCGTCTATTTCGTAAAGCATCAGCATTAATCCTCAAGCAGAGCATCCAGCGACGGGTCATTAATGGTTGTGCTCGCACGTGGTCGCGGCTGTGGCTGCGATGTTTTGACAACCTTATCCGGATCGCCTTTCGTATTATTTTTGCTCACATTCAGAAGGTCGTTCAGGATAGAACAGACGTTATCCAATGCCTTCAACATAGCAGGATCGTTATTTGCAGTGTCAGTAGTTAATGGTTGCCTTATTCCGCTTCGAGCAAGATCGGTTACAGTGGGAAGCTGTGGCGGCATAGCAAGAAAAGGTTCCTGCACGGCTGACGCAGAGCCAAATATGGCATTATTTGCCTCAGTTGATATTCCCCTGATGCTATCAGCGGTTTGTTGAATGCCATTATTTAGCCAACCACCAGCACTTCTTGTAAGTGGGCTAATCGCCCTGGCGATTGTTGAATTCTGCCCTGTAGCCTGATAGACAAAATCATTCAATATGCCAGTGCCATCGATGCCGCCTACAAGTTGTGAAACGTTGTCACCAATTGCAGGTAATACAGCCGAACCAATGCGCTTCATGCCTGTTAATGACGAATCAAACAAAGAGCCAAGAAATCCCTTATCTTCGCCGTCTATTACCTTGTAGCCATTGTCATAGACCGGAATCCCTTTTGGGTTTACAGGTGTTTTTTTATTCTCTGTTGGCTGTGACGCGCCAGCGAGAAGATCGACTGAAGATATATCGCGTTCATGGGTTGGCCTTTTTTGTATAGCCTCTCTGATATCAGCTACCTGGGAGGCTTTTTTGAATCCAAAAGGTTTGCCTGTTAATCCGGATATTTTTTCAGTCAGAGCCTGGTCCATTCCCTTCGCTTTTTCGGAAAGCGAAGATACAGAACCTAATGAAGTAGCCGACGCAAAATCCTTCACCAAGTCCAGGTGTGTTCCAGCAAGGCTGGTAGCCGCGCCGCCAAACAAATTAGTTACGCCACTAATTCCGCTTTCATTTATGGCGATTAACCGCTCAGGCAAACTTGATGGCGTGCCGGTATTAACATCAGCGTTCTCTGGATTAATCGGTTGTGGTTGGTTGCCTGGTTTTAGTGGCTTTTTGGCTGCCTGGGCATGTTGTGCAACTTCAATTGGCTTAGGTGTTGCTGTTGGAACTGCATTCAATACAGATTTTGCCGGAGATGTTCCATCAGCATATTTCACCTTGCGACCAACGCTATATTGCGAATCACGAGCAATTAGCTGACCGCCATTCTCTTTCTGAATTTTATTAAGTCGCGCCAATGTTTCATCGGAGAAACGCCCTTCCCAACGACCAGTATTTGCGTTGAATGTCCCAAGAGCATTCTTTATGAACTCATTGTTAACCGCCGGGTTTCCGCCTTCTTTCGTTGCTATTGCACGAACTAATTGCGTCATAACCTCTGGGTTGCTGACATCTATTTTTTCATTAGGCGAGACGCCAAGATATTTACTGACGTTATCAATATATTGATTGGTATTGTTCTCATTTGGCGGCGCCCATTTGGAAATGATGCTTGATACCGTCTGTAACTTCTGGTGTCCCGCTGCGGCACTGGTGCCGTTGTAATAGCTTGACACCTGGTTTGCCAGCGCCCTGATCCCTTCTTCAGGCGTGTTAAATCGCGCAAAACGTTGCTCACCTTTTGCATTTGGCGCTTCCAGCGTCGCCCCTTCCTGATTAGCGAAAACAAGGTTGCCGAGATTATTATTCCGGTAATTGCGGTTTTTAGCGTTGCTGCCACCAATATTCAGATCCGCTGCAATGGTGTTGCTGGTAGGGGCATTAAATTCAGCCGGGGAAGTATACCCGTGCTCACCAACACCATCTTCACCATCACGCCCGCCTTGTAGCTGCTCACCTAAAGAATGAATCGCATCGACAGTCTTCTTGGTGCCATCCTCAACCGCTTTTTTTACTTGCTTCGTGTTTTCATCAGTGGATAAAAATTTATCCTTAAGGCTTCCAAAAGCAGATTTAGTGATATCTACTGCGCCATTAACACCACGAGCAATATCTCCGGTATCAAAATTCTGAAGTTTTTCACCTGCCCTTTCGAAGCCTAACGCAGAAATCCCTTTGCCTATCAGGTTGGTTGCGCCCGACACTAAGCCGCCCATATCAAGCACATTAGCTGTTGCGTAAGCGGATTTTTGCTGTGTGGATACTGCATCATCATCACTTAAGCCAAAGGCTGCCTTTTGCGCATCTGTATCAGTGTAACCATCTATTGCGTCATATCCCGCCATAGCCAGCGATCCGATGATCGGGATAGCTCTTGCAGCTGTAGATGCAGCTGATTTAACGCCTATTTTTGCAGCACTTTTGAGGGCTACGGATTCGGTTTTTTTCTTTGCAACAGTTTCACCTGTTTTAATTGTGGCCTCTTCGGCAACTACACCTACTGGCTTAACTGCCTTTGCAGTGTTTTTTGCCTCTTTACCAATACCCTTAGATACGTCGCTAGTGGTGCTGATGTCTTTGGCTTTACTAACCTTTGTTTTAACAGTCTTTGCAGCTCCGGCACCAGCTCCAGCGGCAGCGGTTCCGGCAGCGGCTTTTTCACCAACGGAAAGGGCTTTTTTCCCCAGATTGCGACCTTTCCTTTTCGATTTACGCCTTTTGTTTTTACTTGTCTGATCGCCAAAATTGATTTTATTTCTTCCGCCTTGTCGATTTCTCCAGAGATCACTTAAGCCGAACTTATTCCCAGAAGACACCGATTTGCGGAGTTTAACTACTTCGTCAGAGACATTTTCCAGACCATCAATTATTTTGTTGTCATTGGTCTGAAGGATTTTTGTTTGCTCTTCTACTGCCTGTGTGGATTTTGTCTCAACAGCATTATTAAACGCTTTTGCGGATGTTGCTTTTTGAGCATTCACCGCTGCCGGATAAGTGATTGCTGGCGATGTCACTTTTGAAGCTGAAGCCTCACCTTTCCCCTTTTCTACCCATTCTTTAAGAGATTCTGCTTTACCTGTGATCTCTTTAGTAATGTCGTACATGCCGCGAGCAGCCATCCACAACGGGCCACCAGCGCCGACACCTGCGGCATCTGTTAAGGACTCTTCACTGGAAGACCGATTGCCATCTACCCCCATAATGGAGCCTAATTTCCGGAGGAAGCCTTCTTGTAGTTTGGCGTCGGCCTTACGTGCGTTCTGCCATTCTTTTTTTCTGGCTATATCCTCGTTGTTTTTCTGGGATACAAAGCGTCCATTACTATCCCGAAGCGGTCCTTTTTGGCTTTGGGGGGATTGTGGTTCAAGAGGGGCAGAATTGGCGGCTACTGGTACAGAACCTTTCAACTTTTGGGCGGACTGGCGTGATGACGCAAAATGAACGCGCTCTGATGTGTTGGTTGCAACAATGAGTCGTTTTTCTCCGTTGTTGACCTGTGTCCTCCCTTTTTTCATCGGAAGGCGCTTTATATATGGGTTGGCCTGGGTATTCTTGGCATCATCAGAGGCATCGGGTTCGCTTGCTATGCGTCTACGGGATAGTCTTTGACTAACTTTACCCTGCCTTTCATTAAGTTGAGTTATAGACCCTCTACCAGAGAGAATGGCGTCTTTGATCTCAGCAAGAGCCTTGAGTTCGTTTGTGCTCGCCCCCTGAATAGCGTCAATTATTGCGATGCGGTCTTTATTCTCTTTCAAAATAACCTCTCTTTTGCCAGCGGCGATCAACGTTTATTCCCGGCTTGAGCTTTGTATTTTTCTTCCAGGGCTTTTGACATGTGGAGTGCTCGCCATTGCGGTAATTGTTCAACGTCACTAACAGGCTGATATCCATACAGAGTCAGGTTGTTAATAATGGTTAGCCATCCATTCAGATCTAATTGATGGGATAAACTCTCTATTGAGAAAGGGGACGTACAGCGTGGTAGTCACGTCTGCACCCTCCTTAGCGTTTTTGCAATGTTGCGGAGGCAGGATTAGGCGGCTTTTGCCTCTCTCAATAGACATTTTCAGGCCGTGGCGAAGGTCTTTTTGCATAAGCTGTATGCGAGCTACAAGCGGAGTAAACTCCGTTTCAAGCGCCATGCTTTCAATGATGTCGAAACGGCGGTTAGCTGCTTGAGTGAAGTCTTCCGGATCGTCGTCCAGTGCCGTGCATAAAGCGAGTTCTGCAATGCGCATACGGGCCACGCCTGCACTGTATTCAGGGCTTTTCATATCAGGAAGTGACGCACGCATACGTTCAAGGAGTTCCGCGCCTTTCCCGGTTAATGGTTTAAGTATCCAGTCAGTTGGTACACCGTTTACCGGTACGTTGGTTTTTACGTAAGGCGGTACAGTGAGTATCTCTACTGTTTGAGCCAGATCGCTCAGGTTTATATCAGCGTGATGCGTATTACCGCAGTGACTGCACTCATAGGAGTAGGTCATTACTGCATCGGGACGTGAATTAACAAATATCCACCAAAGGGCAGTTCTGCGATCCTGGACTGTCCAGTAAGCACTGTCGTTAATTTCGCCATCCTGCATAGAGTTCAGGTACTCTGTAGTAGTTGCTTCATCTTCTGCCGGGTTCAGGTCAGAATATTTCAGCGCATCCTTCACGGTGGGTGCGTGGAACTGAATTTCTGTCTCAGGGCGGGAAGGCAATGGGAATTTTGGAATGTTCAAGTATTCCTCCGATAAGCAGGTATCTGTTCATTTTCCAGAGGATAGGGAGTGTGTGATTTCGGAGGGGGATTGAGTGATGATTTTGTCAATCGTGTAGTGATTATTGAGGGTGATTTTTACACCTTAAGTGACGCTATTCACATATCCACAGAGTATTTTTATAAACCTTTTTCCATTTTTAATCATTTTTAGATCCTTTTTAGGCATCGCTGGAGCCAGTGGTGGCGCGGCCTGTAGAGGAGGAAGGTGTAAGATTTGCCCTCAACTAAGCGTGATCGGTGTAAGATTTGCCCTCAGAAGGTGTAAGATTTGCCCTCAAAAGGTGTAGTAATTACCCTCAAAGTGATGTAAAAATTGCCCTCACCATTTGAAGGATCACACAGGGTTATGAACAGAGCGGAATTAACGGCAAAAGCCGTCAGTCTTATTGAATCAGCGACACCAATTAGTCGTAGTCTGGCCCAGGCCAACGAGATCACAGAGGCGGCTTATCACCTGACGCGCGACCAAAAGCGATTGTTGTTTATTGTGGTGGGAAGACTTCGTTATGCTTCTAAGGATGGCGTTCTTGGTTCAGGTGCCTGTGAGTTAACGGTCAACGAATATGCAGAGATGTATAATTTGCCCTCTGCCGAAGCCAGCAAGGATATTCGTAAGGCCATCTCAGGACTTAGCGAGAAGAAAGTCACGATATATAACCCTGATGAATCGACTGAATCAGAAGACAGTTATGAGTCTTATCCTTGGATGATTAAGGATGCCTATTCACCACGGCGCGGGACTTACATTATTCATCTGAATCCATATCTCATGCCATTTTTTACTCTGCTTGATAAGAGATTCACAAGGCTGAATTTTACCGAAGTATCTCGCCTAACAAATCCTTATTCTATGCGGCTTTATGAGTCCTTATGCCAGTACAGAAAGGATGATGGAAGCGGTTTTGCCATACTGGGCGTCGAATGGATGCGGGAGCGTTACGGGCTGCCAAAAAGCTACCAGCGGTATGCTGAATTTAAGAGAAGTTTTTTAACGAAGGCTGTAGCAGAGATTGAAAAAAATACAAAAATGAAAATAGTCTTCTCAGAAGTGACGGAAGGCGGCAAAGTTTCCAGGATAAAATTTACCTATCAACAGTCTTAAGGGCAATTTTTACACCACTCTGTAGGTGTAGAATTTGCCCTCAACGATCGGCAATTGAGGGCAATTTTTACATCTAAATCGCATGTATCTTGTCGTTTATAGTTTAGGTTTTCATGTAACCTATTGATATACAATGATTATGTAAAAATCACCCTCAGTCTATATCGTGTGTGTCTGGCATTCTTATTGCTATTTTCCTTAATCGTTTGTTAGGTTAACTTATTGATTACATTGGAATGTGTAAAGAATGCCATCATTACAGATGGATTGATGATGTAAAAAATGCCCTCAAAATTGCGCATCCTTCCCTACCCGCTATCGTTGGGGGCGTGGTTGCTGACGGGAAATGATCATCCCGCCAGCACACATAATTAAAGCGTTTCAGAATTTGATCACTCCACTGATAGCCCCCTTTAACGCACTTGTGGCCATACCTGCTGCACCGTTGACCAAAGCAGAAACACCTGAGCCTGCGGATGTGTATTTCTGGAAAGTGATTGGGTATGACAAGAACTCTGACACCTGATCACGTGAACGTGTGATTTCCCCAAGTTGCGTAGGAAATACGCGCATTTCTTCTTCCAGTTCTTTTCCTCCGTCCTGAGTTACCCGGTAGAGACGGATTTTCATCAGATATTCAGGAGGAAGGTTTATTGTTCCGTCCGGATTTGTTACGCGAGAGCGACGCTCTTTGAACCAGTTCATGATCTTGCCGTCTTCGGTATCCCTTACGGTCATAGTGACAGGCCCGGCGCTAACGTAGGTTGGCTTACTGAACTCCACGCTGCCTATCACCTTGCTTTCTGTCTCAATGTTCCCACTGCTGTAGGTGATATCCTTCACGAACATATCGAAGCCGTTCAGACCATCCACTTCAACGGTCCACTGCCACCCCTGGGCGTAACGGATACGCATAGCGGTAGCAACAATATTTTTCCCGTAGGCAATATCGCTACTGTAATTCCCGCTTACCCCGCCGCCTGATATGGCTTTATCAAGAATGTCGCTAATGAGGTTGCTGGTGAATGATTTCGTGTTAAATGACAATGCGGTGGTCAACGTTCTACCAACGCTGCTGAAAATACTCACTCTGCGCCTCCAGCGTTAAAAAATGGTAGCCCCCGGAATAATGGCCCGGTTTGAGGACATTTTTTCCTCAATCTCCTGCACGCGGGCATATAGCGTGGCTTCATCGGGCAGATCGGAGTAGTCAAATTTCCCGTCGATGGACGCTCTACGCTGCCGGGCGACATTTCTGACATTGATAAGCGCCTCCAGATATTCCTCCAGCATTCCAATGATTGCAGGAGGCACTTGCCATTCATCCAGCTTTCTGTCGCGTAGATTAACCAGATAGAGCATCCGAAAAGGCCAGCGTTCTGAACCTGTTAGCTCTAATTCAATAAAGCCGGATAATTCATCCGAATAGACCAACAGGCCATTGTTGTCGGTAACATGAACCAGAGAGAGATAATCTTCTGGCAATGGAATTGCAGTACCACCAGCTTTTTCAAGTTTTAACGTTTTCACTACCCCTGCCCTGTCCTGATACGTGGTCAGAGCTTTGATCAGGAAGGCTTTCAGCGTTTCTTCTTCACGCACAAGCAGTGGATTAAATCGTGCCTTAACGCTTTCTAATAATTCGGTTGGTGTCATCGTGCCTACAACTCCAAAACAAAGATGTTCCCGCCACAAGGGCGGGAGCGGGGATTATTCTGCCCAGTTGTAAACAATACGCAGAGAAGGTTTAACAACAGCCGTTACGTCTTCGGAGGAGAAGTCCACGGCGTCGGAATACACTTTGCAGTGAGAATATGTGCGGATCAGACCTTTATGGTTACCGCTATTGGATTCAGCAGCTGCCTGTAATGTAATTTCCAGATATTCTTTGCCGTATACCATTTGTTTTACAGCAGCGAGAACTGCGCCCTCGATGGTTTCCGCACATGTGACCTGAAATTCACCAGAGTTGCGTAGTGGTCCGTGCTGGTTGAATTTCATGCCACCAGGAGCGTAATCTTCCACATCTTCGCGTGTCATTTCTGGTAACTGAGCAGTACGAACCAGCACAGACAAATGCTCATAACCTTTAATGGTCATCCAATATTCAGAGCCAATAAGTTTTTCGCCCGCAGCCAGGTTTTTATTAAACCGAGATTTCAGAAAGGCGATATCGGCTTTTGTATTTGCAAAACCGGACATAAATACTCCTACACAAAAACAGATGATATGTTGCTACGGTTAATCGAGGTATTTCCGCTGCATTGCAGGGTTACCGTGTTATGAGTGAAATAGCCTTCCGGTGTGCGCGGGGCGTCCAGCTGGTAACTTACGCTTTTGATAACAACGCCAGTCAGCAGGACGTTTCTGCCAATATTAATTGTGACTGTTTCAGGAATCCTTCCCATTGGCGCAACGTCATTTAACTCTGGAGAGGCCATTTTTAATAAGGTTGTAATTGCGTCATTAACTTCAATTTTCGCATTGGATGTTGCTAAGAAATCCAGCACTAGATTGAACTCTGGTGGTTGTTGCCCTTCCCAGATTAACGTGGAATTGAATCGGCTTTTGCTTGTACGGCCACTTAAAGTTTGTACTATGCCAGTCAATGATGAAGCTGCATCACTAATTGTTCCTAACAAACTTCCCATAGCTTTATCTTCAAATGGAGATTGCCATAGTGATGCTAATTCCGCAGACGAACCTTCTCCGATATAGCCAACCACCATATCTGTATTGGACTCGTTTATAATATAAACCTTTAAAAAAGGGCTTATGCCATCAGCTAAACTTGCCCCGCAATACACAGCTATTCCTCCCAGAAAGAGGCCACCTTTGCAGGCGGCCTGTGTCACTTACAAACCGCGTTTTTTGCGAATGCGCATTGATTTTTTGCGGTTGATATTTGCTACGGATGTGTGCGCTTTGCGGCGTGCTTTTTTCAGCGCCTGTTTTTGCAATGATGTCATGCGGCGAGGGCGCGGGCGCTTACGGATAATGGTAACCTTGCCATCACGGACCACTTTTTTACGTACCGCTTCCAGCATTGCGCTGTCACCACCAGCAACGGTGTAAATGGCAATAGCCGCTTCCATCATGTCGGCGTCGCTTTCGGAAAGCGCGTCATATACACGTTCGGCAGCAGAGTCATCTTCATCGTCGATCATCTCGGTTACGTCGTCCTGGTCTGCGCCAAGCGCAACAGCAGCATCTGCAAGGGCTGCAAGAGCATCGTTATAAGCATCGACTTGTTCATCGGTAAAATCGGTGTCTTCATCGATATCAGCCAGGCCAGCCATAGTGATTGCTAACGCATCAAATGAGTCAGCTTCCGGATCGCCATCCTCAATCCAGCCAGCAAGCATGGAAGCCGCCAGGCTGCGCATATCTCCTTGTGCGCGAGACTCAACCGCTTCCATCATCGCGGTTTCAATATCTTCTTTTGGCTTTGCTTGAGTGTTAGTTCCTTTCTGTTCGGCGCTTTCCAGCATGGCTTTATCATCATTTCCCAGCGTGGATTTATCACCGCTTTCAAAGCAGCCAGAACCAAAAATCGCACGCATAAAAGGATCAGCAGTATAATTTTTCATTTTCAAACCTCTCTCCCCCGCATTCCTGCGGGGGTAATAAATCAGCGCATCAGAATTGGTTTGCCGACAATTCGGCGAGCAGTTCCAGTTGGGCAGACAGACCAGGATACTTCCCACAGGTCGATGTCTTTTTGGACAACCTGGACAACATATGGATCTTCGCCTTGAGACTTGTCACGAGGCGTCACTAGCGCACCTGAGGCATAGAATCGATCAAGCAATTCAGTCATTGCTTTCATCAGCGTCGCTTGGGTAATGCCGTCAGGTTCATGCTTAATTGTCTGAGCAACTTCATAGAAATTGCGGGCAATAGCATTCATCAGAGACGAAACGTGCTGGAATCGCAGGTAGTTGTTTTTACTGAAAGTTGTTAAAGAGTCGTCGATGTAGACAGAACCATCAGCAGCAACAGAAACTGGATTAATGCGTGCAAGGACGAACGCTTCGCGATCAACGGCACCGATATTTGGTATTCGGGCAATATTCTGTCGATCAATCGTCGCGCGAGATACACCTGCCGGAGCGTAGTGCCAGCCACCAACATCAGAAACCAGCGCAACACCTTTCGCTTTTGCGACAAATGCGTCGCAACTGATGCCGTAAACAACATTCATACCAGTGAAGGTGTCTCGACAGGAGAATGGGAAGTAATAACGACTTGGTTGATGTGAGCCACCAAAACTATGGCTTTTGGCTTCTGAAATGGCATTTTCTGGCATCTGATTGCCATTCAGGTCGTAGAACATGTCTACGCGAACGTCTTCAGCCAGATTTTTGAGCGCGGCTAAGACGGAAGCGTCATAGCAGCCCAGTGACAGCAATGCGGTGTAATTAACCTCTGAAGCTTCGAGGACTTTTAATGCTTCCAGATAGTCTTCAGTGTCAATGGTGGACAGATCGCCATCAGTGCCGCCTTCAAAAGCCACATCCTCAAACATGAGTTGAGCAGCAGATGCTTCCGCATTATCTGCCAGGACGGCACCAATGCGAGTGGACTGGCTTTCAAGCAGTGTCGGAATCCATGCTGGTTGGCCCATGTCGTTAGTGCCTTCTGGATTGAAGGACACCTGGTGGCTTTCCAGCACCTCAACGGACCCATCGGTTTGTTTTTCTTTCAGCGTCAGCGTAAAGAGTTCGCTTTCTTCATCATCGCGAGTTAGTGATAACATGCGGTTTTGAGATGCATCACCATCTTTGATGAAGAATACGGCCATCCCATCATCAATCTGGGGTGTCTCTTTTGGAGTGAAGGTTACTGATTTCGTTGTTGCAGTTGAAGCAACGGCAACGCTCAATGTGTCACCTGGATTTACTGTGGTTTCAGTAGGTTCCACGGTAAGTGTTTTGTTCGCCTTAGCCGCTTTTGCTCTGCCCGCAACGGAAACAGAAATACCCGGCACCTTCATGTCTTTAGCGCAAACACGAACGACATAACCAGAGCCGCCTTTTACGGCACGTTCCACGTGGCGGTATGGTTCAAATGCCGATCCCTGGCGAGGGTGAATAGGTGAACCTAATACGCTTTGAAAAGTCGTATCGTCAACTTTCAGCACTTTACCCGGTGCGCCACGACGCGATATTACAAGTCCAGCAAAGACGGATGCGCCACCGCTGGTATTGGTGAGGGTAGCGTCAGCATTTACCGCCATTACAGCAACGCCAGCTGCCTGCCCTACCGAAAAACTAATCTTATTCATGCTGTGTTCTTATCCTCTAAAGCGAGAGAACGAGGCAAGGCTACCCACGGTTAATGGGTAGCCTCTGATCAGGATTCGCTTACCGTGAAGTTGTCGCCTACGGTTACTTCTTTCGTAGTCGGTTCAACACTGACGGCGCTTACGCTTTTAGGTGCCTCCCTAACAGTGACCGTGCACTGTGCGGTTTTATTGCCGTCATTAGTTTTGATTGTCAGCACTGCCTGCCCTGCCTTAAGAGCGGTACATGTAGTGCCATCAACCTGGACAATTTCAGGGTGATCGGACTCAACAGTGAAAGATTTGTCTGTTGCGTCAGATGGCGTGATAGTTACTTGAATGTTTGCCATTCTTTTCTCCTGAACGCCCCTTATTCAGGGGCGTGTTTTTGCCTTACTTCTGCTTTGTTTTTTTCTGTGCCTTTGAAGTGCTCGCGGCGATAGTTTCACCTTCATTTACGTCAACTGACGTAGGTGATACCGACACGTTCGCCACCATTACTTTTTTTCGTTGACCTTCCCGGTCAGCATGTCGATTGCACCTTCTTTGGCACGAGTCAGACGCAGGCGGGCGAAATAATTCTCACCGTTGCGCGGGTGGACTTCGTTGATAGCACTACCCCAGAGAGTGGTGCGGTTAACGAGAGATGGATTGGTTTCGTGCACATACGGGATTGCTGGGACCGCATCACCAGCGATCAGCCCGGCTTTACCGATGCCTTCACCGCGACCATAGAAATAAATGTCATCCAGACCTAAGTCATATCCCTGTGCCTGGAATTGCTCACATACAGGCTGCGGCACTTCGTAAATACGAATCGTGCCAAACAGGGTGCCGATGTACTGCACATACGGTGACTGAACGTAGCCCGGCGCGATTTGGAAGTGCTGTGGAGGCAGAGAACGCAGGAAGTTAGCTGCGTCACCACCTGCGAAGCCGCCGCGAATACCCGTGGTCAGGGTGCGGTTTGCCATTTCCTGAGACAGGGCGTTTACTGCGTGGCGCAGGAGGCCGACCCAGGACTCATAGTTTTGAGCTTCAGGCAGAGCCACATCAAATTCACGACCATAAACGGTATGGAATACCAGGGTGCGAAGACGCATGATGTCGGTTTCATGGGAGATCCAGTTGCGCATTGCAGAGAACTGAAGAGCTGCCAATTCAAGGCCGTGTTCGCGGCTTAAATCGGAAGCGGACATTACTGTGTGTTCGGAAGCAATTACGTACTGAGATGGGCGAACTTCATACTTGCGCATAGCCTGGTTGATTACCGGAATCAGGCTTGGATTGCGCTCGATGTTAATTTCGACCTGAACAGCAATTTCAGTCCCTTCTGCTGGCGCTTGAGTGAAGGTAATGTCGATGACGCCAGTGTCATAAGCGACTTTTGCGGTGGCGGAGAAAGCATTGCCTTTGCTGTCTTTATCATTGAAATAAAGGTTGCCATCGCCGTCGTCAACCTTGGACGGTTTGCGGTTGATCAGCAGTTTGTTATAACCAGCGCGCAGCGGGCAGGATTGGCCCTCAAAATTTTGGATGTCGAACTGGAAAGTTTTGGTGCTGCCATCACCTTTAGTGGAAAGGGTATACAGGCGTTTCATTTGAGAATAAACACCTGCGGACTGCATATTCAGTTCGTCACCTTGCTTGAAGGTGCCGAATTTTGTGCCTGCTACGTTGACCAGTTCATAGATATTTGACTCGTCACGTTCACAAGGAACAAAAGTACAGGCATCACTGGTAGCAGCACCCAGCGATGCAGGCAGAATCAGAGCTGCATACTGAGCTACTTTCATTACACCATCAGAGCTGCGCATCGATTGAGCGACAGACTCAAACATTGCCCTGCCAGTACCTTCATGCTTATCGCTGGCACATTCAGTCATCAGGCGCTCAAGTGCCATGTGTGCGTTTGCCAGGATGTCGCTTGCCGGGTAGTGACCATGCTGGCGCTTGTACTCATGCAGAGACATAGCCCACCCACCAGCGATCTGACGTGCAACCTCTGGATTTACGCCTTCAAACATAGCCTCCTTCTGGATAGCTTTGTCCAGGTTCTCCATCATCACTGCCTGATCAGCAATCATATTGCCCGCAGCATCGGTGGTCGGATCGACGGTCATAGCCATGACGCTTGCCGCCCGATTCATAATATCGCGCTCGCGATCACGAGCTGGCTGAATGTTTTTATTCACGGTTAAGCCCTAAATTCGGGCGCGGCGTGAAGGTTCTTTTGACGCGCTAACAATACCAACTTTGTGATTTAGTCAATAGCATTAGTAAAATAAAATCTATTAACACGCACGTTGTTATGTGGTTTAATTTTAATTTTCTAACATAAATCATTACGGTTATGGCGTATCGGATCTTTGTTTCGTATAAAAATGGCGCGAAAAGCCACTCCCTGAACACAACGAGCCGCTTTCTTGTTGAGGCGCAACTGGCATCAATTCTTGCTGAAAGTGAGATACTCTCCCTCGCTGAACGAATCGTCATCCAGTTTTCTGGTAGAGATATTCTTAATGTTCCCGCCCTCACCCCGGCCTCCGAAGTTATGGAATCAATTAAATGGCCTGTATGCGGATGTCCCGCGAGAGTTGAAGAGCCGGTAACAGCTACGCTCTATATGCCGAAAGCTGTGAGAGACTGGCTTGCTATGATTGGCAATGGGAAAGTCAGTGCTGGACTGCGAAAGTTAATTGAAATGGCTGATATCCCAGAGTTAAAAAACGCATGGCGACAGTGAACAGGCAGGAAAAAATGAGTCACGCAAATCCATCAAAATCACAATATCGCTTAATGCTGGCAATCGCGTCAGCGATACCAACCAGCCTGAATCCCCCTGCTGGTTATCCCGCTGTTGTTGATGATTGTTTTCAGTATTATGGCGAAGACATCCTGGGCCAATCGAAGGCGCTAAAACAGTTATGTAAAGCAGGGATTCTTCACTGCATAGGTGAGCCGGATGATTTTGTTGTCATGCTGGCAGATCGTGACTCGTTTTTGTTGTCCTGGAAAGCTGGCGCACGCGAGGCCCGCCTGGGGAATGGTATTGGCTATATAGACTATAGCGATTGCCCGCTGGCATTTGCTGGTGGATATATGCATTGGCATGAGCGAAATAGAGGCCGTCAGCGTCAGTATCGTTTGAGTGACTTTAACGTCTGCCACGGTTTCGAAGAAGCTGACAGCCAGGATATCTGGCTTCAGGAGCCGTGATCCCCCTTCCCTTCCCAAATCTCCCTATTCCTTTGGTTATTCAGTGCGTTTCGTTGGTTGCATTCATCGATCGTGCTGAATAACTGTTCTGTGTATGTTGGATACTTGTTTAACAGCACTGGCGTGTCCTCTGGCACTAAACAAGGGGAGTAATCAATCAGATTTGCCTGCGGCTTGCTGGTGGCTTCTACGGTAATTTTCACTGGCACGCTGGTTGATGGCTTTTGCCCGTTCCCGCTGCATCCTGATAACGTCATCAGGCACACGCACATCGTTAATCCCAGCACGGCGTAACGCAGTTTCAAGACGAGTGATTTCATTCTGGCTTTCCTCCCGTTGTTTGATCAGTTTGGTATTCAGTTCTGCTGTTTTTCGCTGGTACTCCTTTTCCAGAGCTTTGACTCTTTCGTTTTCGGCCTGCATGGCAGAGCGAGCGTTCTCACTTAACTGTAATGCGGTAGAAAGCGTGTTGTTTGTGCTTTCCAGTAGTGATTTTGAGTCTTCAAGCGACCGGACATACCTGATGTGTTCGATAACTGCCGTCGTTGTTCGGTAAATTCCAGAAATGGCTAAAAGCGCAATTACAATCAAAATTATCTTTTTCAAAACCATCCTCTTCAGGTTCACTTTTGGTGTTAAACATGTACCAATTTACATCCGTTTATGTGCCTAAGTGGTGCTGCTATGGTTCCTTTTTGGTGCTCTTTTGGAGCGCATCGATAACGCCTTGTGGCATGATTAAACTGATTGCCGGACTCATTACTGCATCGCCCAGTAGAGAACCTGTTAAGGTGATGGCTACAGCGTTCTCTAGCCCCTTGGCGGCCTGAGTTGTTGACGTTTTAATGCGGTCAGCAAGGGCTACGACACTCTCACTTGCTGAATTAATCCCGGAGAGTGAAACTTCAGCTACTGTTACAGCTTCCCGTAAATCATCAATTTCATCCTGAGTAATGTCCGGAGCCTGAGCTGCCCCACCACCAGCCTGTCCACCATCACTATCACCCCCAGCACTCCCGGCAGCTTCAATTTTTGCGTTTATGGCGTTCATGGCGGTATTCAGATCGTCAAGTTTCAGCGCCGCCAATGCGTCCGTTAGTGATTGCGGTATGGAAACATTCCCCATCCCCTCAACCAGGGCGAACGCTGGCGTGGGGATCAGTTCATTACCTTTTGCGTGGCACTCCCAGCCAATCTTCATCTGTAACAGCTCTGATGGCGTCGTGTATGGGGAAAGAGAGTCAGCCAGGGCTGATGATGCCTTGCTTGCCTCATTGAGTTGTTCGGAAAATCCAAGCAATTGAGTCGTCCAGGCAGACACTGAATCAGGATAGGTTTTATCAGGATGAACCATTTCCTGTATGTCGCTTGCGAGTGACGAAGCTTTTGAAGAAGCCGCCCGGCTTATGGATATTGATTCCGGTGTGGAGGCACCAGCGCCGGACAGAATTTGGAAGGCTTTAACTTCACCTATTGAATCAAGCATTATGCGACCTGAAAAATATCCTCGCCGTTGGCGATAACAGAACCACAAGAAAGCGGATCGCCTACGCAGACGACTCCCTTTCCACCTATTGAATACCATGCCCGCGTCGATACAGCCGATCCCGGATGTGTGCTGTTACCGTCTGTATGGCTGGGGAACATGGCACCATCCACAACAACTGGCTTACCGTTGACGGTGAACCAGGGAACGGTTTCAGCAACCAGCCGCGGCGGGAATCCTCCGTGACCGGAACAAAGTGTGTCGCTGGTGGCTATTGCGCTCATTCTTCATCTCCTGGTTATTCGCCTATTGTCATCACTTTGTTATTTCGTCACTCAAAGAGAGAGTGAAATCACGAAATATTTAAAATTCTCGTTTTATTCTCGAATTGTTCTCACCTTTGCATCAAACCCAGAAAGTGGTTAAAGATATTCTCAAAATAATCTCAATAACGACTCTCTTTCATCTCGAATTGTGTGGATTTTCGATTCCTTCTCTTTTAAAATCATGATTTGATTCTCAAATGTGTCTCAGAAGTGGAGCAAGAAGATGCGCATTTTTATCGACGATGGTTCAACAAATATCAAAATGCTGTGGGAACACGACGGGGAAACTCGCACGCACATCAGTCCTAACAGCTTTAAGCGCGGCTGGTCCGCAACATTTGGTGCTGGCAAGCCGTTTAACTATGTCATTGACGACGAAAAGTATTCGTATGATTTGATCTCGCCAGATGTTCTGCCGACGAATAACGTGGAATGGCAATACAGCCCGCTTAACGTCCTGGCTGTTCACCATGCTTTGCTGACCAGTGGCATTGAGCCGCAGGAAGTAGAAATCGTGGTCACGCTGCCTCTGGCGGAGTTTTACGACGACGACGCGCAATACAATCTCGATAACATCGAGCGCAAAAAAGCCAGCCTTATGCGCCCCGTCACGCTGAATAAAGGCAATGTGTTCACGATTAAGAAAGTTACGGTACGCCCGGAGTCTATTCCGGCAGGAATTGGCCTGTGCGACAATCTGAACCCTGCCCACTCTGTTCTTATCGTCGATTTGGGTGGAACTACCCTTGATGTTTCAATGGTCGCCGGGCAAATGACGGCAGTTTCCCGTGTTTTTGGCGATTCGAATCTTGGCGTCTCTCTGGTTACCAGGGAAGTAAGGCAAGCACTTGCCAGAGCCAATACCGAAACGTCAAATTACAATGTCGATCAGCTCATTATTAACCGCCACGATGAAGATTATCTGAACGACAATATCAATGACCCATCAGCTATTGGTGATGTGAAAAAGGCCATTGCTGCAAGTATTGACCGTCTGCGTACCCGCGTTCTTGATGTGATTGGCGACTTTAAAGGATATACGCATGTCATGGTGATCGGTGGCGGCGCACCACTGGTGGCTGATGCAATTCGCGAGCAAGTTAATATTCGCGATGACCGTTTCTTCGTGGCGGATGACCCGCAACTTGCTCTTGTTCATGGCCTGAAAGCAATCGGTTAACGAGGTATGTCCATGTCTCAGGAACGTAAGAAAGTGATGATTTATCTTCGCCCAGAGGCTTATGCCAATGAAAAGGCGGCGAGCGAGAAGATAAAAAAACATAGCGATATGGCAAGAACTGCATTGTTGGCAGGGCTTGCGCTGGGAGAAGTCGATAGCAGGCTTCCAGGATTACTGGCTTCCCTGCTAACCGAAGACAATAACCCGGATCTGATCCGAAAAATGCTGGCGTCCTTCCTGGAACTACCTGCTGCGGTTGAAGAGCGACCTGCCTCCATTGAGCCAGTGAAGGAGCAAGTTGTTGCCAAAAGCGCGTCGGCGCGCAATCTGGCTGACTCTCTACCTGATTGACGGTTCATACACTATCTTAAGGCTGCAAATTGCAGCCTTTTTTGTTCAGTTTTGGTGTCAAAATGGTGTTGAAGTGGCACCAAAACAACGCCGAATTGGTGTTGTTAATGTACTGGTGCATATTTGGTGCTAATTTAGTGCTATTCAGGCGCAAAACGTGTACCAGTATCCATCGGATTTGATGTTATACTCCTGGCATTAAGAATGGTGCTATTGCTGTACCGTTGATGTGTTAAATCGGTACTGTTTTAGTGTGAAAATAGAGCCGTAATAAAGCCGAGGTGCGGACATGATTATCCTGGTAGCAAGTCAAAAGGGAGGCTGTGGCAAGTCAACCACCAGCGTCAATATTTGTGCCGAGCTGGCCCGAAAAAACAAAGATGTCGTCTTGATTGATGCTGATAAACAGGGAACGGCAGCTCGATGGGCGTCAGACCGTAATGCAGGTGAGGTTGCCCCTGTCATTCACTGCGTGCAGAAGTTCGATAATATTCGTGAGACGCTGCTCGATCTGGATAAACGTTACGAGTACGTTGTCGTCGATACTGCTGGTCGCGACAGTCGTGAGATGCGTACAGGCATGACAGCGGCAGATGTGCTTCTGGTGCCGTTCCGTCCTTCCCAGCCGGATCTGGATACTCTACCGCACCTTGTTGAGGTTATAGCTGAGGCGATGGATTTCAACCCTAAACTTAAGGCGTATGCCATGCTGACTATGGCACCATCCAACCCGGTCGTTAACGAAGCCAATGAGGCAAGGGAATATCTTGCTGAATACCCGCAACTTGAACTCCTGAAAACTGTCGTCCGTGACCGTAAGATTTATCGTGACTGCATGGCAGAAGGGAAGGGTGTTGTTGAAATGGACAACGGGAAAGCAAAGGGCGAGATCCAGATGTTGATTAAGGAGTTGTTATCGTGATTAAGCGCCGTGAGCCAGTGAATGCACAAGCTGTAAAAGACCCTGAACTAGAGCGCCGCATTGAAGAGTTCGCCATTAAAGCCGATTTGGTGCCGGGCGTTGAGGCTGCAACTCAAACTCCAGATAAAGATGCGCCGCGTGACTTTAAATCCATACGCGTGAGCTTTAATGAATATGAGTACGGGGTGCTCGATGCGTTAAGCAAAAAGCTTAACCGCAGCAAATTGAACCTGATTCGACATGCCATCCTCATGCTTGCTGAGTCAGAGGATGCAAAATGATACCGATTTGATGCCTCATTGGTGTCTATCATGTACCGGTGCAATAATGGTGTCAAAGTGGTGCCGTAATGGTGTTAATATACAACCATATTGATATCAAATTGACACTGTATCGGCATCAAAAGCCCCGCCTGGGGCTTTTTCTATTTGAGCGTTGCAATGATATCGTTAGCGACTATTCGCGTGGATGCTTTGCATGACACGGACCGTCTGGCTGGCATGTGGTACAGCTTAAAACCGTTTCTTTCGTACAATTCGCGAATTTTGGGCGCGCCACTGTTTGTTATCACTACCTTCGCGCCGCGCTGGTGGGCAGCCACCAACAGTGATACAAGCCTTTTTTGTTCATCGAAACGGAAGCTATTTCCTGAATAGCTGGTAAATCCCTCTGTATCCGGCAGCGGTTCATACGGCGGATCGCAAAAAATCACATCGTCTTCACCAGCCGCCTCGATGACGCCAGCAAAGTCACCTGATACAAAGGATGTGTTTTTGAGTACGTCATCAGCCAAAAACGCCTCCATCTCTGCATGTGGGAAGTAGGGCGCTTTGTATTTGCCATACCCCACGTTGAAATCGCCATTTTGGTTGTACCGTGTTACGCCATTAAAACAGTGCCGATTAAGGTACAAAAAGGCGGCAGCATGATGTAGCTGGTCATACTTTCCTCTGTTAAATGCCTCACGCACTTCGAGGTAAGCGTCAGCGTTGTTGTAATTTTTGAAAAAACTATATGACAGCGTGACGAGCGAATGTCCTTCCCGCTGCAATGTCTGATAGAAGTTAATCAGGTCACCGTTAATATCATTAAGCAGGTTGTGGCGAAATCCTGCATTCGTAAATACGGAACCGCCACCAACGAACGGTTCTATTAACCGCTTGCCGTGTGGTAGATGCTCAAGCACTGTAGGCAATTCTGAGAATTTACCACCTACCCATTTGAAGATCGGACGCTCATATTCATCCGGAGTCCGAATGGTGCGCATATAGCTAATTTCAGCCATCGTATCCCGTTTTTCTATGGCTATGCTTGCTATAGATTTACTCATAGAGCACCCCCTTATTCGCTTCGAAAACTGCCTTTGCGAATCCATGTGGAGTAGCACTTCTAAAATTAGCCCTGTCAGGCCCTGGTGGCGCGGCATGGATTCTGTTATCTGGCTTGCCTAATGATTCGTCCATTAGGGCATCAGGCATGACAAAGCCCTGGCCGCTCCAGAGGCATGTTTTTTTGGTGTAGTTATCTTCCTGACAATATGCAGTGAAGAAGTAAGGGTGAAAGATGTGATCTGGCTTACGCCAGAATGTCGATATTTTGCTGACCGGATTTTCAATCATGTACGGACAACCGATCATCTTTGCAATGTCATAACACTGCCAGACAACCTGCATTGCTTTGAACTGGAAGACCGGATCTTTATTAGCCTTGTCCGAAAACCAGCGCGCGCCGGAAACAGCCAGGTCAGTACACGGTGGGAACCCGGCCAGAAACACGATGCGCTGCAAATTCTTACGGAGAAAAGCGTATACTTCATCGCTATCGATGATCGCACTAATACGCGTCAGAACGGCACCTGATTGCATCAGCTCGTCACTGGTCGATAAGTGCTGTGGATCGACGATAGCGGCATCGACACCGTATTCCAGCCAGGGGGCAACCATTCCCCCCGTAAAATCACACACACTCACAACAAGCGGTCGGTTATTATCGTTCTGCTTCACCGCCAATGGCCTCCACCAGCGCGTTAAACAGTGCAGATAATTCGCCCGTAAAGAGCACGAAATCAGCATCAAATCGTTGTGCTACATCCTCCCGGTCGATATCGTCATTCTGGTCATAGAGATCATCACAGAATGTCAGGGCTTTGATACTCATATCATCGTTTACTCTGAACGACGCGCGGTCCATCCAGTTAATTGCAACGGTCGTAGCTACTTTCCCCGCCTCAATGTGAGACATAATCTCGTCGGACTGTAGATCAACTTTGTTGCAGCGAACGGCACCACCATCATCAAACAGAGCCTTTAATGTGGCATCTTCACCTGCTGTGAATCCGGCAGGGAAGCCGTTTTTAAACCACTCGGTCATTGTGATTTCCAGCGGTTCGCGTGGTGTGAATGGAATGACGGGCAGGCTGCCGAGCGATTTTCGCAATAAAGCCAGCTGATCCTCTGCCTTTTTGGCGCTGCTTGCCTCAACGAATACCAGATGGTTGCTGCGGTCGATCAGGATTTTGGCGAGTGATTTTCTCGTGAACGCGCGAGGCAAAAGGGAATGCAGGACTTCATCTTTAAGACTGTCTCTTTCCGTTTTCTTCAGCTTGCGTGCTTGCTCTTCTTCGAGTTTCAGGACTTTTTTCTGCAACTCTTCCTTGAGCACCTGCGAAGGGAGAATTTTTTCTTCTCGCTTATGCTGTATTAGCAGAAAACCCTGGTATTCATGGGTGAGGTTGTCACCAAGAACAGGTGTCCAACCGACTTTAGCTGTGTCCTGAGAACCGCAAGGAGTAAACACGAATTTGCTAAGAGCATCGGATACTTCTGCGGCACTCCAGTTAACTTCACGTGAAAGACGATAGATGAAGATGTTTTTGAAAGCGACAGATCTCATGTTTCACCAATTGTGTTAGAAAATTCTATTCAATTATCTAACACAATTGGATGTGTTTTCTATCCCTTCTTGAAATCAAAGTTGCTTGCGATAGCCTGGAAGGTGCCTCCTGCCTTGAAATCAATATTTTCGTCGGCTGTCACAGAAATGTTTTTGCCATTAACGCTGATGTTATCGGCTGATTTGACGTTAACACTCCCTCCCGCATTCACTACTACATCAGCCGGGCCAATGATGTATATCTGCCCTGATTCATTCATTCCTATCCTTGAGCCTGCTGCCGTATTCGCTATTTCATATCCACCGCCAACCGTTCGCACTTCGAGCACATTGTTGCGGTGAATAACGAAATCTTTTGTCGCCGAAAATTGCGGGCGGGGAGGCGCTCCGTCTACTTCAGGTGGCGTCCAGCCGCTACCATTGCCTGACGCCTCCGGCGCGACGTTTGGTACTCCACCAGGCGCATCCTGAGCCGCGCCAACTATCATTGGGCGTCTGGTATCAATTCGACCATTAACATCCAGATAAGGAAACTCTACCCATACCAGGTCGCCTTTTACTGTAGGTACAAACGCGTTACCTATGGGTAACTGGTATTCTGCCCAGGGGAGATCATCGTCGGGAACTCCATTCCAGTCAGGTAAAATTCGAACCTGAGCGCGCATGAGTCCTGCCGGGTGTTCGGTTCCTACTATCTGCGCTCTACGCTTCACTTATTTGGCACTCCTAATATCATTCTGGTTGTGTAGCCTATACGATCTTCAAAGTGAGCGACGTTTTTCACTATGAGCTTACGTGGCATTGATTCATCGATACGGTTTTCTTGATCATAACGGTATACAAGAATCTCTATCAGCATTCCTGGCTTTATATCCGGATTGCCTGCAACTTCTATATCCATTTTGGGGACGAGAGACAGCTGCATATTGCGAAGAGTTTCCATATCGGAATCGGATATGTAACGTACAGGCAGGGAACTATCGCCATATTCGATATAACCATCAGTCATGGAATAGCCCACAAAACGGTACTGATTCTTTGCTGTTGTCGCATGTTCCTGTTGAATCATGCGCATTTTTGACAAGGTGTATTTCGCTTGTGGATTATTACCTTCGTAGGTGAAGGATGGAGTTTGCTTCATCAGATCAGCCAGGGTGTAAAAGTTAAATTCTCCCCGGCAGACCCAACACAATGCACCTTTGTCGCGTGCTATCTCTGAGAGCATTTTTGACGGCTTGTCGCCTGCGTTCAGGTGATATGTAACCGCACGCTTTAGGACACTGCTGGAAATTTTAAGATTGCCGCTATACGCCTTGAATATGGTGTCCGGCGTTTTGTTCGTGTGTAGATTGGTGCGAGGGGAGGGGATCTTAAACCGATGCACGTCTTCACTGACCGCAATAACGGTAACTACATCCCCAGCCAGCATTGCTGACGTAACAAAAAAAGTTGTTTTAAAAGTGCCAGCATTACCGTTTGGATCGCCCATTTCAGCCACCAGCGATGCACCGTATTTAGCTTTCCAGTCATCAATTATGGTGCCTGTCATGTCATGAATTTCCAGCTTCAATAACGGCGCTTTAAGGCTGCTCTTTTCCACGTACACTGCGGTAAAAATCCAGTCTCGTGGCACTTTGTTATCGTTAATTGTGACTGACTGGAGGAAGTATTGTTGTAACTCCTGGGACATTGATTACCCCATAGCCAGCGAGGTTTCAGTAACAACGCGTTTCGCGTCCAATTCCCAGGCTGTGATTACATCCGCAATGACGCTTACAGGTGCCTGAGTAGCATAAATCCTCTCTTCTCCCACGGGTGCCGAAACATCCGTAAATCCAACGTCTTTAGCATCCTGAATGGAGCAAATCAGAGGAACAGGAACACGCACCAGGTTAGTGTTTGCCTCAAATTGTGTTCCGGTCATCAGGCGGAGCCGCGCGCCCAGCGAATTACACATCAGACTCATGGTTGCTTTATCAGTAGCCATTAACGTAACGTCATAAGTCAGGATAGCCTGGGTGTATTCCAGAGTCGCTAAAGGCATTCCAGTATCCGGGTTGCAAAAACTGGCAGTTTGCCTGCGGTCTATCTGCTGATCATCATTGATATAGCTGATATCCATAGACCGGGAGATGTTGATCAACGGCAAGGCATCGCGATTAATGTTCTGGTTTTCCGGTTTTCTTCCTTGCCCGGCATTTGCGCGGCGCACGGCTTTAAGAAACTCAATAGCATTATCGAAACGAGCCACGTAAACACGTTCGGCTGGTGGGCGATTCAGAAACGATGCAAAACGCTTTTCTTCTCGCGTAGGTTCCACCAGCAAGATATCTGAAAAAATGTTGCTAATGAGCGAAGCGAACGCGTTATCCACGCTCTCAAGGCCAGTAGTCTGGAATTTCCCTGTGCGTGTTGTCTGCCATTCGCCGATCCGCGCCAGGAGGGTATTGTTTGACATTACTCGATCACCCCATTCTGAGTCGTATCAAAGTTTCTTGCGGGTATGCAGTAGTAAAGCGAGCCGACATGCTGTGTGCCGTAACTGAAAATACGGTGTACATACCACCAGCGGCGAGCTACACCATTTGCCATCTCTTCATTCCACTCAAGAATTGAGCCGACGGGTACGTTATTTGCGGCGATTCGCAGAATAAGGACGTCATCAGTCAGACCGTCCTGCTCACCGTCTGAGTCAAGAGCATGGAAAGAGTCACGCCCATCAGGGTTATCCAGCACATAAACGATTTCAGGTTCCTGGTAAGTCAGTTCGCGCTGGTTGTTATCCAGTTCAGTGAATGACTCTTCTCCAGTTTCGTCGCTGACCACGCCATATGTGCCGACATCAGGTCGGTATAAGAGCGCCTGGAACGCGTCTGGGCTGGATTCAATAATTAACATCCAGTCAGCACGGATCTGGTCGTTAAAGGCTTTATGCCCGTTATAGCGTGTTTTTAGCTGTGGAGTTGGTTCTCTGCCTGCCAGGGAAGATGGCAGAATGGCTATATCAGGTTCTCCAGTGTCCGGAGTAAAACTACCGCCGCTACCAGGGAAATTATCATGGCGATCAGCTTCGGCGGTGGATTGCTCTTCCAGAATGCTGAATGAATCCGATCCGGTATTGCCATGTTCCGGCGCGCCTCCTGCATCCTCTTCAATCGGCGCTGGCGTTTCTCTCTGCGTGCTGTCATGTTCTGACTCCTTACTTACCAGGTTTGCATCGTCAGCAAACCATTCGTCAAAACGGCCCATAAGCATCCTCAAAGGTCGATGTATCAGGTATCGAAGGTGCATTGTCTGGAGATTGTGATTTCAATTCATATCCCAGCATGGGACTAAAGTGCTTTACATTGTCCCATATTGGGACTACTCTGCTTTCAGAGAGAAGGAATCTGTGATGAAAATAATTTCGGTAAAAACACTAAGGGATTTCTGGGCGAAGAATCCCGATGCAGAACAGCCATTAAAGGCATGGGTTGATGAAGCAACAAAGGCTGACTGGAAAAATCCGGCTGAGATCAAAGAACAGTACCGGACAGCCAGCATCCTTAAAAACAGGCGCGTGGTGTTCAATATTAAGGGAAATGATTACAGGTTAATTGTCGCAATTGCTTATCAGCGAGGATGGATGTTCGTTAAGTTTATTGGAACACATAAGGAATACGATGCCATTGAAGCGGATACAATAGAACTGGAGTAAATCATGAACATTAAACCTATCCGTACAGAACAAGATTATGAGGCCGCACTGCGTGCGGTCGAACCGATGTTCGATAACGAACCGGAAATGAACACACCGGAAGGCGATTTCTTTGAAGTAATGTGCCTGCTCATTGAAGAGTACGAGAAAAAGCATTACCCAATAGAGCCACCATCACCTATTGAAGCCATTAAGTTTCGTATGGAACAGCAAGGGCTGACAGTGAAGGATCTGGAACCGGCAATTGGTAAGTCAAACCGTGTTTACGAAGTGCTTAATGGGACACGAAATTTGACGTTACCTATGATTCGTCGTTTACATTCCCAGTTTGGTATTCCTCTTGAAAGCCTGGTTGGTGTTTGAGTTTGGCGGTCTGGATGACCGCCTTTACCAAAAATAAAGATAAGAAGGTTTGATTGTTTATATGAGCAAAGATTCATCACTAGAAAATAAAGATGAAAATGTCACAGTCAAGAACACAATCGAAGAAGCCATAAGAGACAAGTTATTTAATAAGTTGTTTGCATATGTTGTGGTTTCTTTTTTTGTCGTTAACTGGCAGGATATTATTATTTTATTTAAATCAAAGTACGATATATATACAACATTGTCTATAGTATGGGTTGGCGAGAAATATCACTTTCCTTATATTGGTCCCATCGTTGTATCTCCGTTTGTGGCTCATTTTGTTATGCCATTTATATATGGAACCACTGCGTCAGTGGTAATGCCTTATATAACAATGTGTATATCAAAAGCAACAGGGAGGAACTATGCAAGAATCAGATACATTGACTATGAGTTTGATTTAGAAGAGAGAGCAAGAATAAAAGAATTGCAGATCAACCTGAAGCAAAAAGAGAACAAGCTTTTAAGTCTAGAAAAGCAAACAGAAGATCAATATAAATTATTGTCTGCAATTGAAGAGAAGAAGAGAGAGATTGAGAGTGCCAGAGTGGCTCTGTATCACGGCATAAAAGTAATTGTCGATGTATATAAAGCAAAAAAGAAAAGAATTTCCACCCAAGAAGATTTTGCCGATTTATTAAAAGCAATTGAAGAAAGCGATTTTTATAAAGACACTGGATTGTGGGGTATTAATAAACTAATAGATGACGTAGAGGCAATATATGAGTCTCAATCGACATCAAAGGACAAGTAATATAAAAGGCGGGATAACCGCCTTTGTTGTAAATTAAGAACCTTTCTTCACATACTCCATAAACATTTTTTCAGCTTGCTCAGGTGACGTTCCTGCCATGACAAGCGCATCAATGAACGCCTGCTTCTTCAGTGCGAACTGATCGGCAAGGCGTTGCTGAAGCTCCTTGTTTTTCTGTTTCTCGCGTTGCAAGGCCGCTTCTTTTGCTGCCGCTCGTTTTTTCTGTGCGTCTGACAACTTTCTGGCCCTGGTCAGCTGGTCACGTAGCATGTCAATCTTGCCGTTGTCCTTTGCCAGTTTTGTGCTTAAAGCGGCCTGGCGTTTCTGATAGAGCCTCCATTCGCGTTTGGCGGCTTCAACGTTCGTTTTACTGCTACGATTGCGATTAAACTCCTTCTCGTCTTCTTTTGAGAAGTGTTTGGTTGTACGGCGGCGATCGTCACCAAATGCAATTTGCGTTGCAGCCTTTTGTAGCGCACGAGCAATACTCATTTGCCAACTGGCGGACTGTAACCGCGTCATTGAGTGGATCACGTGTTTACAGGCGACGCCTTGCAGCTTCGGGTTGCGAACTTTTGGATAGGCGTATTCTTTTGGCGGTGCCAGGGCAAAGTTACCCGCAGTGGCGATGTAACGATACCAGTATTGATGACGACCACAGTCACAATCGAAAGATACCCGCCCAGCACACAGTGATTTAGTGACTTTCAGGGCTGATTTATCGTCTTCTGCGATGTCATCGACCATCTGATCCCATTCTTCAAAGCGTATCCGGACGATATGATGCTGGTGGACGGATATATCTGATGCTTCTACGCGGATATTAATCACGTTGTGGCGAAGAGATACGGGCGTAGCTCTTTTGATACCGGAACCGTCGTCTACGGCGTTATTTGCACGCTTAATATCGATAGCCTGGCTGGACGCCACCAGCTGGGCGTATGTAATGCCAGCCGTCTTGCTGTCATATTTTTCGCGCGTTTTACTCCGTAGCTTTTCGAAACCTTTCAGATCGTCTCGCGTAAAGAACGTGCCGCCTTTCTTCTTCCCTAACTTGAGAATATCTTCGGCGGATTTGTTCCTCAGTCTGCCAGGTGTAAGCGTTCGGTGAGCTTGTCGGCGCTTACGGGTTTGTTCTTTCCTGATAAGGTCGAATATACGCGTGAAGTCCTTAGAGGACAGGCCGTCAGTGATATAGCGCCCGTCCTGGTTTTTCAGGAAATCAGGCATTTTTTATCTCCGGTTCAGCGCCAGCATAATCACGGATCTTGTTTCTCAGCCATGCCACATCAGGGAGAGTTAACGTGGTCCCGGCGGGCATTTCTTCCATTTCTGATTCATGCCCCACCAGCACTCTGAATACCCAGCGTAAATCTGCGTTCCCATACGCCCGGTAGGCAGCCAGGTCTGAACGATAGACTTCATCAATTTTTATCGTGTACTGGAAGTTATCCGGGTGATATTCCGATACCCGTTTAATCATCTCCTGGTGGAACAGTGCGCGCAGAATATCGTCTTCAATGTATCGATCGTCGAGTCTGCTATAGCCCATAACAAAAATCCTCAGTCATAACCTGGGGAAACTGTATGCAGGGTGTGAAATGCGAGAAACAGACAGGCCACCAGCTCAGGGAGATGTGATTCATAAATCCCCTCACTGGTGACAAGTGACTTTCATTAATCTTTATGCGGGGCCAGCTTCATTACTTACTGGCAGTAGATTAAAAATTAAACTGAGCGAATGACATGGATGTTATTTTCGAATTAATAATGCTAATTGATCTGTTTATGAACGCTTCATTGACCACGCAAATACTGGCGTCAGTATTTTTGTTACTCTTCTACCTGGTATTGAGGGAGTTAACAAAGCTACTGATGTGATCAAAGTATCACGGTATCTTCATCAACTTCTTTCCCAGCCAGTGACTTTGGCTGGGAGGTGCCTGCTTTAACCTTTTCATGCCCAATAATGGACAGGAACGAAGCGAGGATGCCTGTTTTGTGCTCTTTCTCGACTGTGCCTGTCATCTGTTCCACGTAATCCGCGCTGGCAACGTTGTGGTATACGGTCGCGTAGCAACACAGGATCATCAGAATATGTTCCGGCCTGATATCCTGCCAGTTCACTCGGTAGACTTCTTCTCCGTTACCGTTGTATTCGGTGTCAACGATGGAGTCGGGGATTTCGAAAGCTCCTTTGTTATTTTGCGGCAGGGATAATAGCTTCTGGAGTTTTAGCTCTCTGTATCTTTCCATCCCTACGATGATCGCAGCTCTGCCGTCGGCATGACGTGTCTTGAGTGTTACCTGGCTTGCTCCGGTGCCAGCGGAGATCGTTGGCGTAATTTCGTCAACCAGCACCTTAAATTTGCTTTTCCGCAGGGCTGCTATAGCTGGAGGAATTTTTTGCTTTTGTTCCAATGCTGACGCGGGAAGGGGTTTTACTTCGTTAATCACGAGAGCGCCGTCTTTCAGTATTGCAGTGAGCATTTGCGGTTTGCTGGTGGTCAGGCTGAATATTGCGATCTTTTCCATTGTCCTTCCTCCACGGATGACGGATACAAAAAAAGGCCGCACATGGCGGCCTGCTTTGGCGTTATGACTCCCTACCGCGCTTCGGCTGAAAGTTAATCGTCAAAAGAACCTTCAACGGGAGCCGTTAGCGCGATGGATTATGTGCAGTTTGTGATTTCCAGAATAGTGTCAATAGTCATTTGCTATTTTTTTTGTAAACGATTTGGTGCTTATCAAAAAAACAGAGTGGTTAGTTATTATTATTAGGTAGTTGGTCTGGATTTGTGGCAAAAGGTTGAAAAGTGAGCAAAAAAACATTTCCCAATCGTATTATTAAAAAGTTGTGCCGATTCAAATTACTGAAGACTGTTGGCGTTGCTCTTCTTCTGTCAAGTCATTCTGCGCTCGCGGATTATGGAAGAAACGCGGTTATATCATGGGCTAATGAATACCAGAGCCAACACGGCGCAATGAGCCTTTACTATGAATACAACAGATACGGCGTTGATCCACAAGTGTATCTTATTCGTGAAATTAATCGTGCGTGGCAATCTGGGGTGGTAGCCGCTCAACGTGGGCGAGTGATTAATGACGATGAAGCCTATGAGTATGGGTTACGCCGGATACAGAGGCTTCGAATCAGCCAGGCGTTGGGGAATGATGTTACGCTATCCCTGACTAATCTGTGGGTTAAAGCGTTGCATGATGGCTGGAACTATGGAAATGCCAACAATGGCAGTGTTACACAATCTTCAACGGCCTCAGCTGCAAGTAATAGCGCGCCAACGTTTTCCTGTAAGGTTGACGTAACATACCAAGGGAAGCGTAGTCATTATATGGATGAAACCGGGGCGTGGGATCAGGTAATTACAGACTATGGGACTTATTTTTCGTGGGATTTACCACGTGGCAACCGGGGTAATAGTACCGGGCAAGATGCATTTAGCGGAATGGATGAGACTCAGCCAGATCTGAACAATAAACTGATACGCAAAGAGACAGAAAAGGATGGTAGCACGGTCGATGAATTTCGCACTGAGGTTAGTTATGGCAGCGACCAGCCAGTTCATAAGTTTGTGTATGCTCGCCGCATAAAACCGAATGGTATTCGTGAATATTATGTTACTGATTTAACGGACAAACGTGCGTTTATGTTCCTTAATTGTCAGCAGGACTAGTAATCGAAAAAGCAGGCTTAAAATAAGCCTGCTTTTTTGGTTTCACGCGGTAATAGTTTTGCAGTTGTTTTGATTTAAGGCTAATCCAAGTTTGCTGGCGGCTAACTCATTTTCTGTGTGAGAACTAGCAAATACGAATCCTTGTTTTATCTTATTTACGGTGAAATATTTATTGTACATGAACGCCCAGATAAACGAGGCTATCCAAGGGCCAATTCCGAATGTGAGGCATGCCAGTATCAGCATCACAACGAATACCCCAACAAAAGTTATAAAGTCTTTCCTGAACAAAGCTGGAAAAGCGCCAAACAAGAATGTAGTCCAGGAAAAGCCATAAAAACCTGTTATTGACTCGCCAGTTTGCGGATTTTCTAGTTTAACTTTAGTAGCCAAAATTATCGTCCTTTTACATAAAAAACATATAGTTATAGTGCTGTGTGAGACTCTAATATTACTAATTTACACTTTGTAATGCAATTAAATAACTTAAGGCAGTGGAAGTTACTATTCGTGGCAGACTATCGTTAAGACCTTTCAATTATGGTGACTTCATTTCGTATCCGATAGCGTAGGGGCGTCGCTTGTTCAATCATTTCGCGTATTACACCATCTCCATGTGGTCCCTCTGCTTCCCAGTATCTGTTTGTTACCAGGTCAAGGCTTGCAATGACTTTGTGCCGATCATTCGGCATAGCCAATTTTTCTGCTATTACCATCAGTGATAACTCTTCATCCAACAGAACCTGATACCCGGTTTTTGATAGTTCCACTTCCCTTATGAGACTGAAACGTCGCTGGACTGTGGCGGCAGAGTAAGTGAAATCTATTTTCTTCATCGTGCGGAGAATCCGATTATTTAGCAGTTAAAGCCCCGGACAGGCCGGGGCAACAGTAATTAACTAACAATCCAGTCCATAGCAACCATATCCTCTGGCGCTAAATCAATAGCATGAATTTTACCATCTCGGATAGTGCGCCAGTGCTTCCTTGATCCGCCTTCGGGCCATACCCATACACCTTCAGACCATGAGGCACGACGGCATACCGTTGCATATCCACTTCTGATCTTCTCTCTGGCTGTATGCAGTGACAGATTATCTTTTGGGATTTTCGGTAAAGGATGGTGGATTGCCTGAAAGAGGCCCATTTTTGGATGATACCAGCGTTTATTACGTGGTTCGGCCTCCGACATAACCTGCTTAAAGGCTTTCCGGAAGGGGGCCAGGGCCACAATGGAGCGTCGGGCAAGCAAACCATCGGGCGTTAAAAACTCATGCGTATCGGTGGGGATACGGTAAGCGTTGACCAGGTTGCGACATTTGGCTTCAGTCAAGCCACATTTCGCCGCCAGCTGGCGGTAGCCAATGTAACCTTCCGGCATATTGCCTTTCTTTATTTGCTCGACGGTTTCAGCGACCCTGGACACTTGTGCCGAAACTTCGGCTACCTGGGCATTTACGGCGTTGATCCTGCGTTCATGCTCAAGATGCATTTGCGCCATTTCAGCCAGAATTTCGGCCTTTGTTTTTAACGGTCCCCTGGCATTCTCCAGTTCGCGCCAGCGGTCCACCAGCCGGGCGGTAAATTCAGGAGAAAGCTGTGCGACGACAATAATGCTGTCGCGCTTGCCTTGCTCGCCTTCGAAGACGTAATAGCTCGCCGGGCGCCCTGCGGTGGGCTTTTCCTCAATTTGAGGAAAAGATATTACGCCCCGTTCCGCTAGGTGTTCAATGGTGCGTTTAACGTTATCAGGACGCTTACCTACCAGCTCCGCGATCTCAATGCTGGTCATTGTCGCTTTTTGAGAGATGGACAGATTCATCAGTGCACCTCCACGCAGTTCATCGGCAGATTCCAGTAATTGAGGATCTCCATCGCATCAAGAGTGAAGCGGGCAGCAAAAATGCAGGGAGTATCAGGAAGGTATGAGCGAGCTTCTGCTTCGGTAGCAGCCATTACGCAGATATACAGGTGTTTTTGGCAGGAATAGAAACGCCAGATAAATTCAGAATGAGTTGGGGTAGGGGTAGTAGCCATATTGGCAGCCTCCTTTGACAGTGAACGATACCACCGCCGAAGAGACCAATCTTACTGGCGGTGGACTGTGTGGAGTTGGTCTTACCGGCGTCAAAGGGAACCGGCGCTTCCGAGGAAGCCACCACACAGCCCACCATTGATAGGTGTGCGAGTGCGCCGACAACAAAAAAGACGCTTGCGGCGTCTATGTGTCGCCTTTGACATTACCGGGAGACCAATCCCGGCACCCGTTTTTCTAAGGTGCCGTAGAAATATACCCCACGATAATGCCAGGGCGCAACAGTGTGTTTTCTTATGCTTTTCTTTTCTTCTTTTGGGCTTGCTTGCAGGCGTAGGCCATTGCTTTAGCTTTCACTTCATCCAGCTTCCCGGTGATCACTTCTTTACCAAGAGTGACAAACCAGTCATAGCAACCGCCAGTGATGTTCTGGATTTGATAATTCAGGTAGCGAACGGTCATTTTGATACTCCCTCCAGTTTTGATGGGAGCAAAGAACGCAGGTTATTGCGTGAGTAGACGGTGAGTGATGGGAAAAGTTTGTAATTGTTCATAGTGACTCCTTGCTTTCGAAGCCGTCACAGACTGTTCCACGGTCTGGTGGCGGCGCAATACAGGTTGGAACACCGTGAGTCAACGGGGGCTTTTAGCCACCTGTATTGCGCTGCCATAACTATGACATTGGCAATCATACGAAATCCTTGAGGATTTGTCTCGTTGCGTCGAGCGGTGAACCAATCTAATCAAAATGTACAATCAGTAAATTTCAAACTCAACATAAAATGTTAGAAAATTAATTCACCATTTCTTGCACCGTCTGATAGAGCGTCATCTCTTCGGCATTGTGCCGTATAAAATCTGCTTTCCCGCCTATTTTTCCATCAGCATGAACAGGAACCAACCAGGGATATTGTTCGCGGATCTCTGCTGGCGCTGCGTGCTGGTGGTGCCATTTACACAAAGGGAGAACGTATTTATGGGCATCTTTAGCCGTTCTGCCAAATATGTGGTGGAGAGATACGACAGGGCTATGCTTCCCGTGAAGATGGCAGGCAATACAGGGGAGTTTGCCTATAGCCTCCTGTATCCGGCGCTCTTCTGCTGTGAGTGATCTCCCTTTTAATCCGCGTGACGGGCGCGTTTTTTTGGGGAGGGCTGACGCCGCCCTCTCTCTTCTGCGCTGTTCACTTTGCCTCACTTTTTCAAGTTTCTTTTGACGATATTCAGGCGATGCGGCTTTTTCCCTTGCGCGTTGCTGCTGGCGTTGAGCCTGCTGAAGACGTTTTGCCCTTTGCTCTTCCCGCCATTCCGGATCAGCCAGTTTTTGCATGGCTTTTTGTCTCTGTTTCTCCCAATAACTCTGTCTCTGCATGTTGGCTGCCTCTTACTTATCAGCGATTTTTTTATGATTGATCATATTTGTTAGATATTCAAAATTGATTTTCTAACACAAAACATTAATATCAGTCGCTGTTTACTGTTTGGAGGACATGATGCTTATAGCCTTAAGTGCGATCCACCAGCCACCTGTGAATGAGATCGGCCTGTTTTATGTGCTGTTTTTCGGCGCGTTGGCGCTACTTGAGCTTGGTATTGAGCTTTTTGCAGTGCTTATGTTTTGCGTCACGATGCTGGGGAAATTTTGATGGTGAAACGTGTTTTGAAAATTTACATCGCGGGTCCGATGACTGGTTATCCAGATTACAACCGCGCGGCGTTTAATGCGAAAGCGAGCGAGCTGATGGCTGAAGGGCATATCGTTCTTAATCCGGCGGTATTACCTGGTGGCCTTTGTCAGAGCGAATACATGGATATTTGCCTGGCAATGGTGCGTTCTGCTGATGCTATCTATCTGCTTAATGGCTGGGAAGCGTCCGCAGGAGCACGAGCAGAACACGCCCTGGCTGAAAAACTGGAGCTGACGGTAATTTATGAAGCGCCGTCTGACTCAGATTGCAGAATGGCTGCGCATATTTACCGTGAACTGGTCGATGCGTTACGTGATGTTGCTATTGAATGTCACGGCACGGATCAGCTTCGCGCCCGCTTAAGCAATACCCTTTCCAGTTACCTGTCTTTAGCTGAAGGATACAACCTCCGGCAGCGGAGAATGGTCAAATTAATCACGCGTTTATCTCAACCCCTGGCAAATGCCGAACCAACTAATCCGCTACCTAATGACGCAATGAATTATCTGAAGTCATGCGGCGTTGTTTCTGAAGATGCAGTTCGTTTTGTGGAGTTTATGTCTCAGAGGATGTCAGCGTGAGATGGCGGGGATGGAGAAGGGCAGAAATCATGATACTCCGCCAGTGCGCCGGAACTATGACAGTCGAGAGTATCGGGAGGCTGATCGGGCGTACCGGAGATGCTGTCAGGACTAAAGCGCGGGAACTGGGGATCAGAATGATTCTGAAAGGTGACTTTCACCAGTCAGCCAAATATCGGCAGAGCGATATAGAGCTGGCGCGGCAGCTTCATCAGTGTGGCGTTCCCCGCCGTGAGATCGCGGAAAAACTCGAAATGCCCCTGGGCATGATTAATCAGTACGTTTATTTCGAAAGGAGAGTGCATGAAGTCTGAAGGTTTAACGCCAGAGCAACTGGCGGAGATCGAGCTTTACTATCCGTTACGTGAACGTTATTCACCGAAACCAGCGCCTAAATGCTCTGTTTGTGGCGAGGAAATGTCAATGGAACGCATATCTGGATCACATGTTGTTTATGCCTGTTCCGGCATGGAGGCTGACGGACGCTTCAAAACTGGACGAACTTATGCTGACGAGCATTACAAAAATTCGCGCATATCAGTAGTTGATGGTAGCGATCCTGATGTGATTGAACTGCTGGACGAGAAAGTGGAGATGGCCCTAACGCTTGAGAAGCTGCGTGTTGAGCTGGAGGCCGCTAAAAAGTGTATTGCAGAGCTGGAAAGCAATAGCGGGGCGCTGGTGGCGGAATGCCAAAACAAAAAAGCAGCACTTGAGGCAATTCTTAGCCATCTCCCAATTAATCATCCAGATATAGACATCGCATGTGTAGCGAACATAGCTCATAACGAGTTAGGTGAAGCGAAAAGCACTATATCTGAGGCTTATCTTGTAGAAATACAGGCTCAGGGATTGGAGGCATTCGCTTTGACGATGCGCGATACCGGAGATGATCCATTTTTTGATTCCGTTGCTTCTGCTTGCGCGGATGCGGCTGACAGGTTCGCAGCCCTGCTTCGTAAAGGACAATCCTGCCTGCGCCCGAACTTTGAAGGGGAGAGATGATGGCCATATCACATTCTGCATTTACCCAGGAAAAAGCCTTCCACGTGCTTGAACGACTGGAGGCACTCGCCACGGAGGAAGGAATCTCCCCGGAGAAACTTGCTGAGTGCTGCCGTGTGATGTTGCGCCGCAAGGACGACATCGCGCGGCTGACATCCGGAGCACCATCCGTATCAGCCAGTCCAACGCTTTATTGCAGCTTCTGCAATAAATCCCAGCACACCGTCAAAAAGTTAATTGCCGGGGACAACGTTTTCATCTGTGACGAGTGCGTGAAAGATTGCAACAACATTATCCAAGAAGAGCAAAGGGAATCAGCATGAAATTTTCCAAATTTTCTGAGTTGGTGAATCGTATCTTGTCCAACAAACACTGCCAGCATCGTGATATGGACATGGCGATTGTTATCCATTCACCAGGTAGCATTGGTTCAACACCATCAGTTGAGGTTCAGTCAATTCAGGCGGGTTTTGATTGGGATGCCGGGAAAGTGCTGATTTTCCCGGCGCAGCCACTGACCACGCTAACACCAGAACAGATTTCTGATATTACTGAAAGTGTGCGCAAAGGACAGTCCTGGCACGCATATCAGGCATACAAAAAGCATAAAGAGCAGTTGGAAAAATTGTCGATTGAACTTGATGCCGCAAAACAGCGCATTGCAGAACTGGAGAGCAATCGCGCGACGCTGGCGGCGGAGAATATAGCACTGAAATCTGCACAACCTCCGCAATTCGGTCAGAAAATGATGGATGCATTGGCTGCATATGAGGAATGCCAGGACGATGTACCAGAAAGAGGAATGCTTAATGCGTTCTTCATCCTTCGTGACAGTGTTTGCATTGACACTCCTGCTACTGGCGCTTTCCTGGCTGAAGTGCGGGCGCAGGGGGTGGAGATGTTTGCACAGAAATGTAACTCAAAATCCGAACAGTCGCTTGCATCTGATATACGCGATAACTGGAAACTACTCGGTGAACATGCCACTGACTTTGCCGCAGAGCTTCGCAAAGGAGGCAGCCAGTGAGCGAAATTAATTACCAGGCACTGCGTGAGGCGGCACAGAACGCGAAAAATTTAGGTGGGATTAAGAATTACAAGCGAGGTGAGCAAGCTGTTACCGAATTTGAGTCCTTGATAACGCCACACATTGTGCTAGCGCTTCTGGATGAACGGGAAAGAAACCAGCAATACATCAAACACCGCGATCAGGAGAATGAGGATATTGCGCTAACGGTAGGGAAGCTGCGCGTTGAGCTGGAAGGCAAAGACAAGCTGATTGCAGAGCTTAGAAAACAATGCGCTGAATGGGAGCGAAAGGCATTTAGCAACTTTGAAGAGTGCGCTGCGATGGCTGATCGTATCGAATATATGAGTAAGCAAAGTTGCGAAGCTCGGGAGCGTGATTTGTTTGAATCATGGGTAATGCATTCAATTTGTATCTCCAAATCGACGCTTGAAGGATTGCGTACCGAAACTGGATACCGTAACGCAACCTTATCAGGCACAGACTTCAACCGAATGTGGGAACAATGGAAATCTATCCGCGCCGCTGGCATTCGCATCAAAGGAGAGTGATATGTCACTGACAGTGAGGCAGTTAATCAGCAAGCTCAGAAAAATGCCTCCTGAGGCTGTCGTGGTCTGGCAGGGCTATGACCAATCAGAGGGTGACTATAACGATTTCGTAGTCCATGTCGCTGATATTACAGATGAAAATTCATCATCCTTTGACCCGGAAGTGCGCGTTGTGGCACTTAGAGGATAACCTATGAACACTTTTACAGACAAAGAACTGATTAAAGAAATCAAAGAGCGAATCGGTAGCCTGGACGTTAGAGACAATATTGAGCGCCGTGCTTATGAAATTGCGCTGGCATCGCTGGGAGCAGAGCCTGTGGCATATCAGTATCGCCAGTGGGATGCAGAAAATGATGAATGGGGGGAATGGGAAGATTGCGGGGAATGTGCTTTCGAATGGTTTGCCGAGGGAGAGAAACGCCTTGGGGAAGGCGTTCAGACCCGTAAGCTATACGCCGCGCCGCCATGCTAAACAAGGAGATGAACAATGGATAATCGATATGAAATAGCAGAACAAAATGGCATGAGCCTAGAGTTCGCTGACTGGTTCTTTGATAACAAAAAAGATGGCTGTGGAAACACCTGGTTCGTGATGATGGCTGCCATGTGGGAAGGCTGGAAAGGCCGGGCAGAACCGCCAGTGCCGGATAAAATCGCGCAAGCAATTGAAAATCTCAAGCAGAAGTTAGTGGAATGCAATCGCTATAACTACTGCGCAGATGCAGTTAAAGGTGTTGAGGATGCCAGCCGCGTCTTGGCATTCCAAAATCAAAATATGTCAGCGCCGATAACGCCGGAGGCCATTGAAAACGCAATTGAATACATCCGCAGTATCGCTTTTCACATCGATGAAGACGATTACCACGGCAAACATATTGCGTATTTCATGCGACAAGCATTGGCTTGGCTGGAAGGGCATTCATGCAGCGCAGACAGTCAGGACAAATCCGATAATTCACCATTGCCGCGCTACCAGGTTATCGAATTAACAATGCTGGTTAAACAATTGGTCAGCCAACTGAAAAAAGCAAAACCTGATTGCAAATTACCAGATAGGGCGATGGATTATCTTTTGCGGAACGGACTGGTAAGTGTGGAGGGTGTTTTACGATGACCATTTCTACCAAAAAGCCTCTTTATGCTGAGGTTAACAATGTTCCTGATGATTATGAGTTCACTGACGAGGAACTAAACAGAATTATTGCAGGTGATATGTTCACTCCTCGTCAGGACGCAATAATGGCACGGGAGATACAGAAACTCCGCGCTGCCATGCTTAATGGTGACGAGCCTGTAAGCCAGGCTTACAAGCTGCCTCCCCTGTCATCCAACGAAGTAAACGACGCGGCATGGAAATTACACAACATGCTGACTGAACACGGCCCTCTAAATGGGCGTCAGTTCAACAATCTGAAAAGTTGCTTCTATGAGGCATTAAAGGTCGCAATGCGCAACTCTCCGGTAACTCCGGATGGTTGGGTTATGGTTCCTAAACAGGTAACGCCGGAAATCAGCAACGCGATAAACGTTGTGGGTCAACGCTGTACATGCGGAAATTGCTCTCAGCGGTTGTGGGATTTATTACTCGACGCCACACAGCAAGGAGTTAACCGTGGCTAACCTGCAACTTGCCGTTAAAGGTGAATACTTCGATGCCATCATTCGCGGAGAGAAAACGGAAGAGTATCGCCTGTGTAATGACTACTGGAATAAGCGAATTATGTTCCGGGAGTATGACCGCCTGATTATCACAAGGGGATATCCGAAGCGCGACGACTCCAGTCGCAGAATAGACGTCCCGTATGAAGGGTATGAAATAAAGACAATTACACATCCGCACTTTGGAGAGAATCCGGTAAAGGTGTACGCAATAAAGGTGAATATCAATGGCTAAATTTCAAAGAGCTATTATTTTTCTGGCTATGTTATCAGCCAGTCATTTATCCCACGCGTCAGTTATTGCCGCTGGAGCGGCGGCAACAGCAGCGACCACGGCGGCAGTAAATGCTTCTATCGCTAGCGAGCAAGCGCGGCGTACTGCAATCAATGCATCTGCCAATACCACCACGGTATCAGTAACACAAGAAAAGCCGAATATCGGCTTTGTTACTTGTGGCAAGCGATATGGTGAAATGGTTGGCTCTCTTGGTTGCGTAATGTGGCAAGACGACGACCGTGCAGAAATTCCGTGGAACTCATGGCCAGGCTACATTCTTGGTAAGAAGCTGCCCACCAGCTATGAAGTAAATGCTATTTCGTTCGACCAATATAACAGTGTTGCAACGGTCTATTTCTCTTATTAACACGGAGTAATTATGTGGCGCGGTAATAATCATGGCGGAAGCCAGATGATACTTACCGAATATACGTTCGACCACAAAACCAATAAATCACGTTCAGTATATTTGCTTCGGCACAATAGCCGCGTAAGGAATACCGTGCTGGAGCAAAATCTGACCGTTGAAATGGATAATTCGGGGATCATCAAGCCAGCAATTTCGCTTGATGATTTTCCGCGTGGTTTAAGCGAAAGAGAAGCCATGTTGAAATTAGCTGAATGGCTTCAGAGGTTAAGTATTGTTATTGAAGATAACTGGAGTCAACCATAATGAAAAACAGAAAGAAATTTGGATTACTTTTTTGTTTGTATGCTTTTGCGGTTTATTTGTTTTGTTGGCTGGTGGTGTGACATGGGGTACGGAGGCGTGTGGTTTTTGGAGCGGGTTTCCGCTTTTTGCAGCCTGGCTTATAGCTGACTTTGAGTCAGGAGGAAAGTTATGGTAACGATCGCTATGGCTACATTTAGTAAATTAGCAGTGCTTTTGACTTTATTAATCCCCTTTGTTGTAACGGCTGGAGAACAGCAACATTGCATAAAAGAGAGCGAATACCCTTTCATTGTTACTCAATGTGATGATGGGACGGTGACAGTGGTTAATGTGAGAAATGATCGCGCTACTGTGTGCCGTAAAGGCGAACCATGCAAGGAAATAGAACTATGATCAGAATCAATAAAGAGCGTATATCAGAGATTATTTCCCGAATAGAAATGTATGGTCACGGTGCTGGATATACGGCAGATGAAGTATTGGCGCTTGCTCAAATGGCTTTGGCGACTTGCAAAGATGGTAAAACAATGAAGCTGATCGACTTATTAGTGAAGGAGTTGCCTAAGTGCGGCGGATGGCCTGATGGCATGAGTTATTGTCACATACTCAGTGTCAATTTAATGGCGCCATGCGCGACTTTTGCTTTTGGCTCAGACCACAAAAAAGACCAGTTCTATGGGCGGAATTTTTGTCGTGAGATTGAGCTTCCAATTCGTGACCTTGATAGCGATGAATACCAGTCAGTTGTCTCTCGCGAACAGTACGAAGCCGCTCTCATAGCGTCGCAGAAAGTCGAGTTCAATGGTGATGAACTTGAAAGTAAGGCTTGCAAGTTAGATTTTGAGCAATGGCTGGAACAGCAACGCGGGAAAATCGATGTGGACTGTGGTTGTGTGTCTGCGGAAACATTCATGCACTGGTTGCGGGTAGCTTATGAGGCTGGCAACCATCCGGATCTTCCGGATAGTCCCCAACAAGCGCCCAGGAAAAGCGTAAAAACCACTCTGGAAAGAGGCTATCTTGAGGCCGCATTAAAGATTAAGCCGGGCCATACGCTAGGCGTCATTGATGCCATGCTGATTCATGAAATGGCTAAGGCGTTATTGCCACTGGAGGCTGATTAAATTCCGGATAAAGCTGATATCCGATCACCATGTTAAAATCCCCTTAATTCACAGAGGGGATTTTTGTATATGTTGCATAGAGTTTTATGGAAAAGCGTTATTGTCGGTGCGATGTTGGCTATGTCCGGGTGTGCGATGGTGCAATACAACGACGGTGAAAAGGTAAGCATTCAGTCAGATGGCTGGTATGGGCTGGATAGCCTGCAAAAAACCGCAGATAAAGCCTGTCAGCAATATGGAAAGTCTAAAGCCGTATATCAGCATAGCGCGAACGCTAACCCCCATCTCGCGCCCGGTACTGGCGTTCAGAACACCATATGGAAATGCGAACCATAACGCTGGTGGACTTTTTACATCTTGGGGCGAATACTGATTCCGCGCTAAGTTGTTTACTCGAAAATTTGAAAAGGGAGTTTTTATGTTTTTCATTAAGAACGAAGGTCAGGCGTTAAAGGAAACTGACTACTGGAAGTCAGAAAATGCACGAGCTGGATATGTGTATCTCTCGTGGAACGCTGGCGCAGCCAGGTTGCTTGTGCCTGACTCCGCAAAGCATTTGTTGAAAGAAATGCGCGGTGCAGAATATGTCATCATCAGCAGAGGTAGCCTGGAAGGCCGGGACGCCCTTGAGGTGCTATTCGAAGACGGTAGTGATGCTCCTTTTGTGGTCCACATGGTTTCCGAGCAAGCAGATCGCCTGCTACCTGAAGATGAACAGGGCGGGGGATTTGTCGTTACTGTATGGACTCAGGCGGGCTGTAGATACCGTTATCCCGGTAAATTCCGTATTGTTGATACCCTTCCGGATATGTCTCCCTGGGATGAACACTAATCAATAAATTAGGGCTATTTTATGTCAGACTGGAATATTGCGGCTAAAAATCAGGAAGAGCGAGACAAGGTAAACGTAGATCTTGCTGCCAGCGGCGTAGCCTACAAAGAGCGATTGAACATACCCGTCATAGCGGAACAGGTAGCCCGTGAGCAGCCGGAGAACCTGCGCACCTATTTCATGGAACGGCTACGGCACTACCGGCAGTTAAGCCTCCAGCTGCCAAAAGGGAACGATCCGGTATATCAGAAAGATGATATAGCCAAAAAATAACGCGCCACCAGGCGAGCGCAAAGCATCGCTCTATTGCACACTTCAAGCCTCTTTAATGTATACTGTATATATAAACAGTATTTAGAGGTGAAAACGCTATGGGCTTCCCTTCTCCTGCGGCGGATTACGCTGAACGCCGCATATCTCTTGATCAGCACCTAATCAGGCATCCATCAGCCACCTACTTCATGCGGGCGGCTGACAGCCATTACCGCGAAGGCATATTGCAAGGAGCGTTGCTTGTGGTCGATTCCTCACTCACTCCAGTTGATGGTTCGCTGCTTGTATGTGCTATAGAGGGGGAATATCGCGTAAAGAGATACCGGAAGCATCCGCATCAGCACCTGGAGGATTTAAGATCCGGCAAGAAGGAAGCGTTGCCGAAGGATGACGATGGATATACAGGCAGCAATGCTGTGTTTGGCGTGATCACCCACATCATCAATGATGCCCGGAGTGGGGAATTTGACGATTGCCCTGTGTTATGAAAAGAAGCCCGCCAGACCAGGCGGGCTTTTTGTTGATATCATTCAATGATTTTTTCGGCTGTCAGCCAGCTAATTTCGTGTCTGTCTTTCGGCGGTTTTAGCATGTGAGCGTATTCAGCGACATGCTCCCACGGAATTGTTTTGGCCCACTCAACGATAGCATTGTGATCTGCAGTGAAGAGTGGAATAGTGTGCGATTTCAACCATTCTAATGTCGTGACGCTATGTTTTTTGGCGTGGTGCTGCGCATGATGCCGGGCTATCACTCGTAATGGCATTGTCCATTCACTACCATCAGGCATCGAAAAGCGCATTGTCTTCGGCATATCTGATTCAAGAACAGCCTCCCTAATACCAGGGAACTCACCAAGAATCATACGACGATAGTCATCACTATTTCGCCCGCCATACCTTTCGGCAAAATGATCAAGATATTCTTGGGTAATAAATGGTGAATCCTCAGCACTCAGCTTAATGGCTTTATAGACACCACTCGGATTATCTTCAGCTAAAGCACGTCCATGATGTGAATCATAAAAAAAGCCTATTTCCTCTGGTGACGGAATTGAAGTGAGCAATATGCGTGAATCACCACTAGTCATGCTTGCCCACACAATACTGTATGCCCGATCGCTGATATGTGCGGAATCCACAATAATGAATAAAAGATGGTCGGCGTAGTGACCTGCAATGCTATCTTCATAGTTAAGGCGGTAGTTACAAAAGCACATTCCCCAAAATTCATTGAACATCAGACCGCTATCACCGACCTTAAAATACTCAATGATAAAAGGTTGTTTTTTCAGCAATGCCTCCCAACATTGCCACACATATGCAACAATTCCTCTTTTGCAAGCATTTGATTTTGGATAAACAATTACTGTCCGGGAATCAGGATACATAATCGTATAAAGGGTACTAATAACAGCAAGCACTTGCGGTCGTCCGATCCCATGCGGAGTGGTGACAGTAGCTTTTGCATTATTGGGCTGTATAGCTTCAACAATTTGTTGTTGCTGGTGGCTTAAATCAATATCAAACAATTCTTTTGCTGCCAGTACCCAATTGTCTTTATATTTCTCCACCAGCGACAGCCAGCGCGGATCTTTATAAATATTGCTCTTAGTTACCATCTGCCACTTCCTTAACTGTAACTTCTTCTTTGGCTTGTTCTGCAATCGACGCACGGCATTTCGCTCTGGCTGTAGCGATTGCTTCAGCTCGCACATCATCAGGAATCGTTGACGTGATATACAGATCCAGTTCTTCGGCGCGGAACACTGTTCGGTCCAGATATTCACGAAGCATCCAGGTAAATTCGAAATCACACGCGATAATTTCTACGCCACCTTCTGCACCATTGGGAAAATGGATAAATGCCTGTTTAGTCAAACCAATAACGCGACATGCAGTTGCCAAAACAGCGACAACCAGGTTTGCGTTTTCACACGCTACAGGCTGATTGACGCCGGAAATTACCCCGTTTAACTGGCGGTTATATGGAAGGTAGTTTGAGATGCGCTCTACGCGCCATGTGCCAGTCAGGCTGCCATTTTTAAAGATAATTGGGGTAACCGACAGCCCAAGCTCGCGGATAAGTCGTTGCGCTATAGCAGGATCATTAAACAGGTCCAATGCTACACATTCGAAAGACTGCGCAAGGGTAAACAGTTCTTCCAGAGAGTAGTCTTTGCCTCTGGCAGTGATGTAACGACGAACGCCGCTGTCTGCATCACTCCATATAGCTACGCCATGCTCTTCATTCAGCTCTTCATTAAAGCCGAGATACGTCATGATAGTGCGTTCTATCGTGTCAAACGGCAGTGACATGTCGGCGTTAACAGCCACCAGCAGGCCATTACGCAAGCGGTATTGAGTTGTTTTGGTGCTTTCCATGTCAAATCACTCCACTACAAACCAGTCACATGCCAGCAGGTCGCCGACAGAAGGTAGCCACGGAAGAAAGACACCTTGTGCATTTTTCAAAGTGAAATGCTCTCCATAAGGAGCAAGGGGCGAGCCGAAATTGATTTCAAGCTCTCCGCTTGCGGCATGTTTTATAGGGGTTAGTCTTGAAGCGCCCTGTTTGTCAGGAACCAGCCAGCAGAATTGGTTTTCGCCGTTCCACCCGCGTCGAGCAACTTTCTTGCCATCCTTCAGCCACATCAGCGCGTCAGAAAAGTCGGCTGCCTCAAGGTCGATTTCTTCTTGTTGGTTAGTGATGTCATCAGCATAAATAGATACGATCCCGGCAAGATTAATCATCATGCCTTTGTCATCGGCAATGATGACTGTTGTTTCATTTTCTGAGATGTCATCAATTCGACTAAAGCCCTCTTTAAATGTTTTTTCTGATAAATAGGACAAATATCCGTCCTCATGAACGACCAAATACCCGCCAATTTGTGGTCGGTATTTTTGTAAAAACATTAAATCAACACGAATCGTTACCCCTTTTGGTTCGGTGACCTCAATATCACCCCAGAGAGGAATTAATCCGCCAATAGGCTTGATCTTTTTGATTTTCGATGCGCGAATGGTTCCGTGGTATTTGTACTCAGGGAGCGTCTTCAAAAGCTTTTCCTTCATAGTTGTCCCTCTGCTTATAACTTTTCGTACTGAAGCGGTGAACGCTTAATTTCAAAGCGGCCTTCTGATGTGCTACCAAAGCCACCAGCACCACGTTCCGTTTCGTTGAGTTCCTCAACTTCGACAAGAGAGACTTGTTCAACACGCTCAAAAATGCCTTGCATGACCGCCATTCCTGGCTTGAGGCAAACGCCTTCACCGCCGGGATCAGTAATCAGTTTTGCCATGATTTCACCGCGATAATCGGAGTCGATAATTCCTACACAGTTAGCCAGGCGAGTATGTTTTTTGCAGCCCAATCCGGAACGCGGATAGAGTTTCAGACACCAGCCGGGCGGGATCTCCATAGCCAGCCCGGTATGCACCCACCAGCTTGAGGAAATTGCACCATTGCTATCGACGCACGGTGTTATTTCAACAGCCTCAAAATCCATCGCCGCCGATCCGGCAGTGGCATAAGCTGGAAGTTTCGCTGCCGGATGTAGGCGTTTCACTTTTACGTAAATCATTGTTTTTTTGCTCTCTGCGTGAAGGTGTAAACCCGACGTTTGATATGTGGAACGGTAGGAACAGGAAGACAGGAACTTTCAATAACTCCTTGTTCTTCCAGCGATCGCACAGCCCGCAAGAACTGCGACGTGTCGCCGCCAAACTGGCGGGCATAGGTGCTGCCGTTATGAAGTATTTGAGCTATTACCCGCGCTTTTGTCTGGCTGTCACGATATGCGAATAGCCGCACGGCCTCTTCTGGCGCAATCGCTAACTGATAGCCTTTCCCGGCGCGATGTCGAATGAATCCATGCGCCAGCAGGTTTTTGAGTTCGTTACGAGTGCGAACAGATCCGTAATCCAGGAAGTGCGGATTGATAACGACTGGCCTAAACCATTCAGTTGGTGATTTAGCCAATAGAGCTAACAGCTTCCCGGACAATTCCGGATACGAAGACGGGTAACAATTCAGAGATGGGTAATAATTTTTCACCGACGCCCCCTTGCAGGATAGCGACCTGCATTAGTCTCCGGGGCGATAAAGCCTGTAGTGGGGCGAGTGAAAGCGAGATTAATCTTCTCGACCATAGTGCGATAATTTTCCTGATAGTGGGACAGGAGTTTTTCGGCGGCAGCGATGGTTACTCTCCGGACGTAGCTTTCCGCTTCCTCCAGATTTCGCCAGTTTTTTTCGAGGGTAAACACAGGGACGGCCTCAAGTCCGGTCATGATGCCAAATACAACGACAGCATGACTGTTCTTAACACCAGCGGCGAAGGTTACGGTGTAACCATCAACCTTAAAGCGTCTTGATTCCGTGATTTGACTCTGCAAAGCACCCTCCGAAATAGGAGAGGGTACTTTACAGCAAAGATAACAATCTAAAAAGGTGTGTTAGAAATTTAATCTCATGAATCCATGAGGCGGCTATTGGCACCTGCTGTCACACCGCCACGACGAAGATAACGCATCAGTGTTTCGGGCTTCTTCCATGTACCTTCCTGCATAATTTCAACCAAAGACACCTGTTTTTCAGCCATATCTATGGCGGCACCAACACGCGCACTGTGGCCTGTCCACGTCCGGTAACGGCCTTTATTTGGGGTGGCATCACTCTTACCCAGCAGCGCCCAGGCGTCACTGAAAATCTTCTCCATCGCGGGCGCGGTTAGTGGCGTGGTGGTGATCCGCGCTTTGTTGCTCCGGTGTACTGGCGGGAAAAGTATCGCATCCGGGTGATCACGTAGTCCGGACTCGTCCAGCCAGTCATTGAGAACCGCAGTTGTCCGGAGGGAGAGCACCTTATCAAGTCCGGCGGCGGTCGTGATGGTTTTGGTGTGGGATACGTGAAGCGTTACAGTGTCACCAGTCTGTTCCAGATCGCGAACACGCACGCGGGACATTTCAGCCATACGCAACAGGGTATTGTATGCCACGAAGAGAAACGCCCGGTTGCGCAGGTCCACCAGCCGCTCGGAACGGGACAGCAACACGTCGAGCCATTTCAGATCATTCCACCGCAACGGTATAGCCTGGCCTGTGCGTTCGCCTTTTTCGGTTGCAGCTTCGCGCCGGATGCGCCGCATCGCCAGGGATACGCTTTTGTCATCAGAGAGTTGCGGCAGTCCGCATTGTGACAACAGCATATTGAGCATGGCGTAATGCTTTTCAATGGTGGTTGAAGCCAGATCCGCATCATGCAGTTGAAGCAGGTATTCGCGGGCAGCTTCCGGGGAGATCGGAAACCACGCAAGACCACGAGCGTGGCACCAACGCGCCCAGGAGTGAAAGACCAGGCGCAGATCGCGCAGTGTATTAGGTGAGTAAGCGCCCTGGTCATTAAGGAACTGCATGAAATTTTTGGCGGCTTCCTGGTACTCAGCACCAATATCACGAAGAAACATGCCAGGATTACCGGAGATAATAAGTTTACTCATGTAATCATTTCACCTCTATAAATTGGTGTCGCTACGCGAAAAAACAAAAAATGACAGGCTAGTTATCCGTGAGAATTTAAAATTTAAGCCCTTGATTCGAACCATGACTTTTTGAGTCTGTCAATACTGATCGTTTGATCATTATTATATACTAACTTTAAATAATGCCAATTATCTAAAGTTAGAAAATTAGGAATTTTTTTCCTTCCCGCGTAGATGGGCAATGCATTGCTGGCGTGGGCTTTAAGTTATGCCTGGCAGTTTTTAAGCAGAATTTTCTAAATTTGATGATAAAAAAACGCATCTTGATCCTTTACTCACCCTGTTATTCGACATAGATTTGTCATAGTAATTTTATGTTAGAAAACTAAATCGAGTAGGAATAATGAGTAAGAAGTCGATCGAGAAAGAGTACAAACGGTTCCTGCAAACCGCTGAACGGTGGAAAGAGCTGGTGGTCGCAAACTCTGTTTTCCATGATACCAGTTATGCTGGCGAGGAATTCCGCCACGTTGCACTAACGCATGACCAGAATGTACTAGAAGAAGCTGAAAAGTGCCTCGCAGAATGGAAAGCCTTTGTTGACTTGTGCCGTAATGCCGACGGCAAAGCGTCTAACATTGTTGAGTCTGTATATTCTCCGATCCCAATCATCATAGAGGACACGAATCAAAGCACGCATATTGTTGTGCAAAGCGCGACTACTACTCGCTCATTTACACGCGAAAATTTGCTCAAAAAGTATGACGCAATTATTAAGAAGAGCCTGAAAAACAAGATTTTTTCACAAATTGTTGGGGCGCTTGAAGAAGAGCGCCGCTTTTTTGCGGCGGAACCTGAAGGTGAAATTTACCGGGCGCGCAAAGAGGGATATACAGATGTCGTGCTGACAACAAACATCGAAGACAGCAATACTCTGTCACGATTCAGGGTCGGCGCACATGGCGCCTTAGTTTTCGCAAAACTTCCGGATACCACAGTACCCGTTGTTAATAATGTCGGCGAACGTCGCAGCATTACTATTTATTCTGGGGTCGAGTCGATACCTTGTGGCCTGATTGGTGATTTTAGTCTTTATCGCGTTCGCGATCTGGAGAAGCACCAACCAAGCTATGTTGCGAAGTCATACATCTTGCGGAACATCGATATCCGCAGTGAGAGCTTAAAGAACAAATCGACCAAAATGCTTGAAGAAGCCGATCCGGCTATTCGCCATATCATTGAGCGTAAAATACAAACTGCGCGCGAAGCAATGGCGAGACTGAATAAAATGGATCTGGAGTTAATAGACGTAATGATGATGTCCGGAGATGACCTTACGGGCATAAAACTGACAGATGCCCGTAAAAGATACGGTAAAACCATAGAAGAACGTTACGGGTTCACTTTCTCCCAAACACAGCGCGCCGCCAAACTCTGGTAATCACAAGCCCCGCATCGCCGGGGCTTTATATATCCAGATCCGGCATTTCTATGTCTGCAAGAACCTGGTCGCGGAAGGTAGCCATTTCCGCACCGATATCTTCATTTGCAGGCACATAGTCCACCAGCATAGTGAAGCAGTAGGTATCCCATCGGTCAGGCGATTTGATGTTTAGCTTTTGCCGCATGTGCTCTTTGCGCATCATCGCCATCTTCCCTTCTTCATTCAGTAAAAAAGGGATTTTTGACGCTTGCTCTGCCGTTTTAGGGTCACTGTCTATACGCATACGGCCTGACTTTATGGCATCACGAGCCATAATATTTGCGTAGGCACGCTGGTTAACAAAACGCTCCTTGTCTTTGTTCGAAAACATGGGTTTCCCCCACCGAATACGTACCGGATTAGCACCACGGCGCACCAACTGCGCACAGGTATCTGAACCAAAACCATCAGCGTCAACCGCGATTGTAATATTCGGGTATTTATCCGGCGTGCATTCGTTGTATATAAAGTCAGCAAAAGCCAGCGGGTCCATAGTCCCTGGCATTTCCATTATCTTAAAGTTAACAACACGCCGCTTTTCCCGGTGACCAGACACTTTACAGATATTAAGAACTGACTTGTCTCGCCCGTTACCAACGTCAGCTGTTGCCACCCATCCCCAGTTTTTCTCCAACAACACCTTGCGCCGCGCTGCGCGATCGCATTCATCACGACCAAGCAAATAGCCGTTAATCTCCCGAGGGAACTGACCAAGCACCTTAACCATGTACTCAATAGAATCGCGACCGCCATATTCCAGGAGTTTCTGCCTGATGAATTGTGGTGTGACGAACGGTGATTCTTCTGAGTTAAGAACAATTGCTGTCCAGATCCCTTTCGGGTTGTCTGGGGTTTTAGCTTGAGAATGGTGCGAATCGTAGAAATAACCACTTGGCCTTGTTGGCTGGGATAGCATCAACATTCGGTTATCTTCTTCAGTCAGAGCGCCAGTCATTACGCCGATCGCTTTATCAGATATACCTGATGCTTCATCCAGAATTAGAAGCAAATGTGCCGCGTGCTCCCCCGCCAGTGCTTCTTCGTTACCGAGTCGATAACCTTTGCAGAGAACTTCCCAGATCCCTTTGCGGGAACGTTCATAAAACATGGTGTCAGACAGGACAAAATAGGTCTGTAACCACCCGTGACGCTTAACTGCATTCGCCCAATACTGTTTAACGTATTTGAATACGCCTGTTTTAACCTGGCCTATCTTGTTAGCAACAATGATGACACGGGCATCGGGGAACAGAATCAAATAAATCAGCAACAACATAGCCGTTAACGACGATTTCCCTGTACCGTGACCAGAGGTAACAGTGGTTCTGCTCCCTTTTTGCTGTACGGACTGGATAATCTCCTGCTGCTGAGGTGAGGGAAACAATCCAAAAATATCAATAACAGCCTTGGTAAAGTTGTAGCGGTATTTGATTACCCAATCGCGCCAGCGTGGATCGCTGGTGACGCATTTAATCTTGCGCCCGCCAGCCATTAATCGTCCTCCGGAGGTTCTATCGCGATATCATCATCTCCGGCGTCATACCCTACGTCTGATGCATCATAATCACCGTAAATTTCAGCCGTTGCCGAAGGGTCAATATCTAACTCTTCGTCGTTGGCCTCGAATTCCCCAGCCTTACGCTCGCCATTGCTGTCGTAATCTCCGCACCCCAGGTCTTCAACAATGGTAGCCACATCTGCCCGGCGCTCTGCCAGCCATTGAGAATGGTTTGCCTGAAGCAATGCATACTCCCTTGCCTCTTTGTCCAGCTGTTCATCATCAACATCATTGATGTCAGAAACTGGCGGTTCGAGAAGATCGATAGCTTTTGCCGCGCGCGCCGCGAGGATAGCCGGGACACTGACACCCTGACGCTCGATGTATTCAGCAACACCGATATCGTCCAGTTCCTCGCGCTCACGCATACGTATAGCGGCGGCGATAACTCTGGCTGCGCGTGCGTCAGCGCCAATTCGATATTCAATCTCTTTGCCGCGCTGTTCGGCCTGTAGGCGTGCTAATTCGAGTTTTTCTCTGGCCTCGGCCTCTCTGAATGCTTGCTGGCGAGCACCCTGACGAAGTTTTTCATCACCCTGTCGCAGCTTTTGTTCGGACTGATATATCGCTGCCAACCTACTGATAAAATCGTTCATGTAGTAGGCCGCGTCACTGATTAGACCGAGAAGTCGCTGCCCAGGGTGCATTCCTTCTGGCTGTTCATCACCCAGGGCGTCTATCTCCGCCTGTAGGCGTTCGGCCTCCTGATCAACAATGCTTTGGTACTGAAGTGCGCGTTCTTGCGCCATTTGAATTGCTAACCGCAGGTGCTCTTCTGCGCCGTTCTTCATCATGTCGCGAGCCACACTCGTAGTGGGCAACGTGGCACGCTGCACAGCACCGCCAGGGATCATTGCTGAAGATCCCTCGGTTTTTGAGGCGCATTTATCTTCGGCGGGGATCATTTTCGCCATTTTTTCGCGCAATGATCTCCTGACAGATTCTTTTATCTCATTGTTATTATTGTCGTTATTTTTATGATCCGAAGTTTTCTTTCTCGGCATGCTCCGGAAAGAACTTCCGCTCTGTGAATTGTCAGTTTCTGTAAATTTTGTTGTTTCTGTACCCTCTTCTGGCCTTTTTTTTGCTCTTCCTGCCCGTTTTTTTTCAGGTGATTTGGTGCTTTTTTTTGTAGTCTTCACCTGCGACCGCACCTCATTTTTTTTCATATTGAGATGCTTTCTGGCGGTATTGAAGCTAAGGTCGTGTTGCTCGCAGTATTCCTTTACGGTGATCCCTTTTTCTTCACGCAACGCTATAAATTTGGCGCGGTGCTCTTCCCAATTAACCAGGCTCATAAAGCAACACCACGCTTTTTAACTGCGGCATTCCACAGCTTATTAGCCATGTCCACCAGCTCGCGCTGCTCTTGTCGCGCCAGTTCGGCAGACTTCCTGCTACAGTTTTTAACCAGCAAACTGCCGTATTCAGGGGTACGCCCGCGCACCTTGAACTGATATCCGTTCAGGCCATGCAACCAGTATTTCCGTGGGTAAACACGATCATCAAGCTCACAAATAGCTCGGCTTGACCGCACAAAATGCCGAATGATGTTGGTTACACTTACGCGTGAAACATGAAGGTGAGGATATTTTTCTTTAGCGAGAGTGGTGATTTCGGTGACTGTCAGATAGCAGTCAGCCCTAATCATGATATCCGCAATTTCTGCGCTGCTGATATGCTCCATTAATCCCCCAGGCAGGAAATGACCGAGGGGATGATAATGAGAATGTTATTTCTGTATAGACTGGCAAAAAGTTAGCTATATTAGAAAATTAATTCCATTTATCTAACATTACCAGCGAGATAAGCGAACGACGTGTTTTACCTTAGCGATCCACTTACCACGTGAGTTATTAATTACGGCCTGCGCCACCTTTAAGCTGACTTCAAAATCAGCCTTACGACCATCAGAATCCACCAGCGTTGCACCGTCTATTTCCGGCAGGCTTAAATAATCCTGTTCTACCTCTAATGGCATTGACGGCTCTCTGAATGGTGTCAATTGCCGAGCTTTCCAGATAAAGCGAACTCTCAATCCCCTATAAGCCATTACCATGTAGCCTGTTATCGTGCTCTTATGGCCTGCATCAGTACGCGCAGCATTACACGATACAATCTTACAGGTGACGATATTCCACTCCATATTGGTGGCTTCATGAATGCTTAATTTTGTAGTCTCGTACATCAGAATGCCTCCCAGTCAGTCGCGATAATATCCACGCCAGTGGCGAACCAGTCTGTCTGTGCCTGTAAATCTCCATTCATCATTACCAGGCGAGGCATAACCATCACATCGCACCCTTCCACAATATCGAATGCTTCTTCCGGCAGGAATTCGACGAGCTTTTCTTTACTGCCAATACTGCCACGGAACATCGACATATAGCTCCCTTTAGGCCATGATGCCCGGCGGGCGTCAAGCCCCTTCATCATCCAGAACACGGCGGCAGAAAAATTGATGTTCTTTTTGGCGATGAAAACATTATTGGCTTCTGTTTGCTTCAGAAACTTAATTAGCCTTGCCATCGACTCGGATAACGCTACGTATGGCTCATGATTGGCTGCGGACACGCTCACACCATGTAATCCAACACTGACTACCGTCATATCGCCGCTTTGAGCGGTTTCAATGTTGACACCTTTGCGAACTAACGAGGCATAAAGTTCCTCTCGCTTTTGTGTCCAGCGTTCCCGCTGACCGATGAAGTCACTCAATATGAGATCTGCTTCTGCATACGCGTTATCGTTCGCCGTTAACATAACGTCTCCTTTTTACACGCGCGACCATCCCTCGGTTAAACCGATAGAGATGTCGAAACTTCGTATTAATTAAGGGTTACAGCCTGAGCGGCTATATGATGAATTGAAAGGAGTTGTGGCGGTGGTGCCTCCACCTGCCAGGTCAGCCACGCCCGGCGACGACACTTATCAGAACCGCAATGAATGAAAATGGCTTCGTCACGAGCGCATAGCCGCAATTACCACAACGGAAACGGCGCTCACGCTAATTAAACGCCTTTTCCTGTTGTGCGCCGTGCTCTTCCGGCTGTCACACCGCGTCGCCAGGGTGGTGAGCCCCTTTATCCGAGAAAGAACTAAACGGTGGCTTGCACATTCCGGCTACCTGATTTGTTTGCCTAAGCGAGGGAGGGAATCCCTTTAACGTCACCAGACCGCTAACGACGCATGTGCCAGACGCCGTGTTACAACCAAATATGGTGGCCCCTACCGGATTTGAACCGATGGCCGTGCGATTATGAGTCGCCAGCTCTAACCACTGAGCTAAGGGGCCAGATTACTGTCAATTCCGCTTACGCTTTTTGCCAGAACCGCGTAAGGCTTTTGCCGCTTGCTCGACCCCATATGCAACCACCAGCAGAAATAAAAATGTCCAACCAGGGTTCTTATCGGCAAACGCCCAAAAATTCATCACTTACAGCCACCTTGCATTTCATCGGATAATTCATAGATTTTAGTGCTCAATAAGTAATCAAAGTAAAGATAAAACACAAAAGTAACGATAGTGCTTAAGGTGTCTGAAATTGCGTATTTCAGCTCAGGAAGCATGACAAAGCAGACAAATAGCGGAAGAAAAAACTTGAATATGGACAGGATATTCTTCCACAACCATCTATATCTGTAGTCTGACAACAAAAACTCCATTGCTTGAAACTTTATTAGATTGCGGTGCCTGGTGCCTCCAGGTGACGTTAACCAGTTAACAATTAACGCCGGGATGTTTGACTTAAACATTAAGGAAGATTGTTTTAACTGTTCCGCGTGCGCTTAGCCGCATTCACCGCAACGGAAAGAGCATTCTTGGTGGACCTGTAGATTGGGATATGAACCCGTTACAGGAGAATGCTCTTACCTGTTGCGTACTCCGTTTCATGGAGTTAACGGCGGACTAACCATCCGCCCCAAATTTATAATTAACCGCTTACTGATGGGTCATATTCGGTTAATTTAATCAACCGCGAATCAAGAGCTTTTCGATACTCAATCATGCTTTCGAGCTGATTTTGTAATTCCAACTGACTGTCCAAGCCGATGGCGAGAAAGTTATCTGTTCCGATAAATCTAACCAGCTTATTTATGCGCTGGCATAGTTGGGCGCGCTCGATAATCATCCGCTTGTGGTATTCTTCCAGGCCTTCAATTTTGCCCAACGGAGCTGCTATTTCATTAAATTCACGAAGTGGTATTTTGAGTTCATTGCCGAACACATCGACAACATCAATTTCAGGTACGCTTTCTTTCGAAACTTTATCGACCTGATAACTGGTGCTAACCACTAGAGAAATAACAAACTGCTCTTTCTGCATAATTACTGTTCTCGCGCTCATGGATGACAGTTTCTAAATAAATTGTGATGGTCGGCGCTGAACTCCGACACAGGGTTGTAGCAAGCCCCGCAAAGCGCGCACTACTGTAGTTGCGGCACATCAGCCTGTGCATTCACCACAATGTTGAAAACACTGGTTGTCACGCTGCAACGCAACATTTATTCATAGATTGGGATATGACCCCGTTACGCCAATGCTCTCAACGTTGTAGTGCCGGTTACGGTTCCGGCCAGGCCTCTTCCTCAACGGGGTGTTCGCCATACGGACTACCGTTTATTGGTCGTTCCTGCGGTTTATGTTGTGAAGCCAGATGCTTATCTTCTGGTTGCTTCAAAGAGCTGCACTTCATCACAACGGTAAGAGCACTCGATGCATTTAAGCCAAGCCCCATAAGGGAGAATGCCCTTACCTGTTGTGTTGGTGCCGATTAACGGGATCGAACCGCTGACCATTCGCTTACAAAGCGACTGCTCTACCAACTGAGCTAAATCGGCAATTTGGCGATGGTGAGTGGATTCGAACCACCGACCGACAGCTTAGAAGGCTGCTGCTCTATCCTACTGAGCTACACCACCATTGTGCCGGGTACGTCTCCGGCGAGGGCTTCCACCTCCGTATGCTTTTCGGCGCAACGCGCCCTGGCTGCAATTCGGTAACAGGGGATGCATAACCCTGGCTTCCAGCGTGATTAGCGCCTTCAGCATGACGGGATATACCCGTAACCAACAAACTTTCCCCTATACCATCAAGCAATGGCTGTTACGCGGGAGGGACGTAACAGGTAAGGGCGCTGACCAGAAAGACCTGACCCTTCTCATTCATCTGGTTAATCACACCAGCGCCCTTGCCTGTTATGCCTCCCCGTTCCCTAATACACAGACGGGGACACTCTGTGGTCGATTTTTTGACGGGGGACGACTCATACCCCGTGGCGTCAGGCTTATTAGGCCGCTACCATCATCAGATCATCGTTTGCATTTACTTTAATGGTCAGTTTATAAACAGCCGCAAAGTCGCTAACAATGACGAAAACCCTAAAAAAGCCCACCCGAAGATGGGCAAACACGCTACTACATCTCACACAAGAAAGAAGCCGACTGCCTGAGCTGGATTCACTTTCAAAGGCCCGCAGAAAGTAATCACAAGTCGGCTTCTTTCTTGATGCGGCACTCTCTCCGCCCGTCACCGTCCTATCCCGGTTGTCGCGTTTGCCACGCCAGCCGTAACGAGGTTTAAAGTCTTTTCACGTTTTCATCACTCGACTGCCGTCTATGGCTGTTCGTTGCGGCGGGGGTGCCTCCCCCTGGGGATATCCCCGGCCTTACCCCATTCTTTCAAGACACAATGCAAGGCCGCATCCGCATAGGTGCATTACCGCAACATTAAGGAGACTCAGAGTCAGTAAAAAAGCGAGCACAAAACCAACCCTGCGCCTCCTTAATGTTGAGGATGTGCATTGATGATGATTCGATGCGGTGAGTCCCGTTACTCTCTTCCGGACCATCATCAATGAACATCTTAAAAAGACCTTCCGTGGCTCAACATGTCTTGTCGTTTACTCCGTAAAGTGCTCTCTCTGAAACCACTTTACGCACTAAACCTGCCGAACTTTGGCTTGCTCGGTGCCAAAGCGAGTCCCTGTATACCTGTAATTTTCTAACACTTTAATTTGTTATTTGCTGGTGGGCGAACAACAACCAATAAGTGACTATCAAGCCCAGCAAGCGAAATGTGGCAACGCTCCACCAGCAAGGAAAATTCTATGTTATGTTACACCTACAATCAACATGTTCGTATGTTGAAATTAAATTTCTAACACATTATTTCCCGTAAAGATCTTCTACTCCCCCATTCTTCTTGTCCCATTCGTTCGCCCATACGCGACAAGCATCAATGATTTCCTGACGACGATCGCCTTGCATGAACGGGATACTTTCATGGAAACAGCTTGGAATGCAGGCCACACTGAATACAGTGTCAAACTCCGTCTGCTTGATTGCCTCCAGCGTCTCTGGGCGCATTTTCAATTCATCGATCGGCGCGTCCTTAGAGTCCATAATCCGGCGATGCAGGCGTGGGAAATCAGTCTCCAGGTACGCCATTATTTTATCTGCCAGACATTCGTCTATGTCGTTGTTCCAGTCCTTTTCGAAGCCGGGGAGGCGATAGTAAAGCGGCGTTCCCCATACAGATGGGATCACATCCATAGTCAGCAGGCGGCTAGTTCTGATTTGCTGATGGTAATTAGCCGTCAGTAATGCTTCTCCTCGCTGCCCAGTCTCCGCGACCAGGCCATGCGGAAACTCATGGATATAGGCAATAGCTTCCCTCCCATCATACATAAGCGGAAATGTCTCTGGTCTTTGCCCCATGCCACAAGCGCGATTCAGATCATGCCCAAGCTGTGAGCACTCTCGTTTCAGAGTTTCAATAATGTTCTGCGCAGCTGCTAACTTCTTACGCAGAGTGACGCCTTCACCTTGATACTTAATACATTGCTGATTCAGCTCTGTTAAACGCTCTTTCAGCTCCCGGCGCTCTCTTTTCAGTGCGCGGTTATCCTTCTCCGCAACATCCAGACGTTTTGACAGGCTGGGCGGATAGTCTTTTTTGTAACGGCTCAAATCGGCTTCAGCAGATTTGCGCAGTGTATTTGCCTGTTCAAGACGCGCTTCCAGATTGCCGATCTCACTACGCATATTAGCGGCAAATTGATTAACTGCATCGCCCAGGCTTTCAACTGTCGCTGATACGCCTGTGACTTGTGAAAAACGAATCAGGCCATCATTAACAGCTTGCTGATATTCCTCAAACTGATCCACCAGCTTGTTGTAATCAACCGTCCCTTCCTCAAGTAGCTGGTTGATCTCCGCGACCAGGTTATCAGTAGTGGCAATGACGCTCTCATGTAGTCGCCTAGACAGGTCATCCCCCGGATTCCGCTTTTGAATAAGGGCGATCTGTGTCCGCAGCGTTTCAATCGCGGCTGAGATGATTTCCAGATTAGAAGTATCAGTTTGTTGACTCATTGCAGTTCCCATTACTTTTGCAAAATTAGTTTTCTAACACATTTTATTAGCATGAGAACAAGAGCGAAAGATGTGATAAACAAAAAACCCGCTAGTCGGCGGGTTTTTGAGCGGTTATTGTGTCATTGCCTGGTAGATAAAATACACGATGCATAAAGGCACGATAGCCCATTGCAACAATGAAAGCAGTCTCATAGCTGTTATTGGAGTAAGTCCGTCTACGTATTCTTTCTCTGACATTTTCCCTAGCCAGCTAACCGACAACAGGGCCGAGTTCTCACCCATATCCAGCTCCCTGAGGGCTTCACGGATTAACGGCGCGGTTACCACCTTGCGGGCAGTGTTGAGCGTTATGCTCCGCGTTCTCCCGGCGTCATCAGCAAACGTCAGGTTCACATAATGTTTTTTGCTCAATGTACAAACTCCCAATCATCAGCGCCTGTACTTTCCGGGGTAATGTGAACCTTATCACCAGTAACAATATTGCGAGCCTCTATTGTTCCATTGCTGTGTTTCGACAACTCAACACACAATGGTTGCTGCCAGGACCGACGGCGAGCAACAACGTTAGCACCAGCAGGGATAAGTTCAGCCACGTTAAGTAAACGCAAAACGATTTCTCCGTTTAATCAAGACAAACATATTCCGTGATAGCTTTTATGGCTTCAGCGGCACTGCGCGCCTCAAAGCAGTAGTAACCTGCTTCAGTGAGGCGAGTCATCCAGACGAGTTGTTCGGGAGTCAGGCGATTTCTCCCATGTTTCATCTCAATGCGCATTCCGTGGTATCCCCCGCAAGCAAGGTCTATAGAAAGATCGGGATATCCCTTCTTTTGGCCTTCTGCCACCATCTTTATTGCCGTCCTTATGCCTCGCAGACCGCCGTTTGGAGTGGCGTGAGTATGCTCATACACATAGCGCATATTGCGATACAACCAGTCCAGGACGCGAACCTGCTCGTAATGCTCATGGTTCCTTTTGATTAGATCTGGGTTTTTCTCCAGTTCTCTGAGAGCTGCGGCATGTGGGGATGTTTCAGAATATTCACTGCGACGCCTTCTTTTTCGCGCTATTTTTCTAACACACCCATTGATAGTAAATAAGCGAAATAATAACAACTACGTTAGATTTGTAAAACAAGAGAGATACTACTCAAGGCTGGGCTATATGCAACAGGTCGGATTTGCTTTTAGAGTAAAGAGTGACCTTAATCAACAAGGCGGGTAAATCGCATGGCATTTACCCAACCTGTTATTTTTAAAGATTTATTTTATCCGGTTCGGATATTTCTGTGATTGTCTTGTCGATTGCGATTAGCCAACCTTCATAGGTCAAATCGTCAACAAGCTCTACCAGTTTGTCTTCTGTATGAGGGAAGTATACCCAGCTCCAGCTCGCTGGTTTTTCTGCTTTTCGCAGCGTAAAAACCTTCTTGTAACGGTGGAACTCAAGGACATACCCCTTCGATATGGAATATTCCTTTAGGTCTTCGAGCGTAAACCGACGGTTCTTTCGCATGACTACCCCATAATTCGATATTTCTCTATAGACTCGTCGTAACTAGTGTATACGTATGGCTCTGTATCATCAGCATAAGGTGCAACTTCCAGAGCATGAACTGGATTGTATACCGCGTCATTTTCCAGGCGCTCGCTCGAATACAGATGCCCGGCTAAAACCGTAAGCGCCGGGCGACTCATTCTGTAGATCTCTGCCACATCGCTATCTACAACCTGTCCAAATGATGTGTCGCCGCGCTCCAGCAATATCGTTTTAAGCGCAGGCCACCACGGACCATAAAGGTGATAAAGCTGTGGATCTTTCTTTAGCCTTTCAACCATCCCAGCAAGATATACTGTCAGGAACTCGTCTTCACTCCTGCCATTGAGCGCCTGCGGCAAAATTTCTTCAAGGTAAGATTCTGTCGGTTTAACGGTATCGATTAATGTCGTCATTTTAATTCGGCCCCAACCGGGGCCGCTCCTTATTAGTTAGGCCGCGTTGGTTATTATTTTACGCAGTTCATCTACCGAGTAACGCGTAGATACCATCCATGCCGGACGGTCAAAGTTCACATCAGCAACCGGGTTTGCTTCAAAATTCCAGAAACGCCCGCCAATCTTCTTAATGGCGTCTTTGGCGTTCCGTATTGTCGAGGAACCTGGCTGATCGGCAATGAGATAAACCGCGCCAACGTCCTCGCTGACACTCCACCAGCGCCCGCGAACACGTGCCTTAGCGCGAATCGGCTTATCATTAACCACAATGATATAGTCATCATTCGCCGCTTCATCAGCCCTGGCTTCAGCCTCTGCCGCCTGCTCTTCTCTTTTGCTTTCAGCCTGCTCAAGCCTTTCCGCGATCTCTGATTCAGTGGCCCCGCCGTTTTTCAGCGATACATAGTCTTGCCACGTTGCCGATTTGAGCGCATCTGGCAACTCATTCACATAGTCACCGTCTTTCAACTCACGAGCGCGGCGGACAGCCATTTCTACCAGGCGATTAAGGGAAACAGCATCAGCAAAATCGTCCTTACTGATGTGTTTTTCATCAAAGGCATTGATGACAGCACCCACCTTAATCCACTGTGCTGCCGGTGATTCCAGGGGGTTATCAGCCTGGACTATGGCGAGTTTCGCTCCATCTACCCCATTATTCGCCAACTGTTCCAGTGCCGCCCATCCATCTGCATCACTGAGTGATTTATATTGCTCAAACAATGCATCGCGCCAGGCCACCAGCGCAGAACGTGTCTTTTCGATCTTCGTCTTAATTTTCGCGATCTTGACCTGATTAAACATCCGTTCAATATCATCGATATTGCTAAAGGCTTTCATCCTGCCCTTGAATAAACGGTATGCCAGCACGGTCCTCCAGAATGATTCCAGACCTTCTCCGGACGGTTTGCGGAACAAGCTAAGAATATCTTCAGAAGTGACTTTATTAAGCGAGCGACCTGACAGACCACGCCCAGCCATCCAGTTTTCGAACTCCTGGGCAACATCATCCATCGTTGCCTGTGCGCCCCATGCCTGCATTCCCTGGATGTAATCATACCCATACAATGCCTGGAGGAATCCCTCGCCGTCCACGATATTCAGCGGGTTATCACTGGCTTGTATTTTTGCCACTTCACGCTTCAGCGCCTCGTCGTTGCCATCAGGATATATCCATCGCTCAGGTGCTATATCCGATGCTCGCCCGATTTTTTGGCCTATCACGCCATCATAGGCCGATGACAGCGCGATCTGACCATCATCTGTGCGATATGCCCAGTATTTAATAGCTGACCCACCGCCCCATGCATTACCAGGTTTACCAGCAATAACATTCATTACCCCATTGCGAATAGCATCATAGAACTGATCGCGAGTAAGTATTGTTGATAGCTGGTGGCACTGAACACCACGCGCAGCCGTTGCGCGCGATTCAGCTACCCCCTCTTCAAAAGTTACCGCTTCAATCACAGAGTCAAACGGCAATGTAACGATAGACCCCGGTGATCGAGCGTAACGACTTGCTCTATCCAGCCAGGCGATACGGCAGAGGTATTGTGCTTTTTCACCGTCAATTTTTTCCACCCGGACAATCGCTGTTGTTTCGCGATCATCAATGACTGCACGGTAATAACTACCTTTATGCAACAGGATATTCTTGTCAGTGCGCATATATTCCTGTGGGTTCTGAATAACATCGATACTGATATCCAGCACACCAGACTTAATAGCGCGCTCCACATCACCACGAGAGCGTTTCATTATGGTATCCGCGTCTTTTGCCCTGGTGATCGCAAACCGCAGCACCCGCGCACGTTTTCTGTAGCTACTCAACTGCTCAAGCGCGTATTTTTGCCCATTCCTGTTCGTACCCGCTTTTATCAGGTCGTCAAGATTTCGCTGGTAATACTCTATCTGTTCCATCGCGCTTTTCAGTTCTGTCTCCATCATGCCGATATCTTTTCCGGCGGCGTTTGCCGCTTTCAGGTAGATATCGAGAGCATTGTTGGCCTCGCGCTGTGCTTTCAGTTTCAGACGTTCTTCACGCTCTTGCGCCTGGCGAGCCATGATTGCGCGGCGTTCTTCCGGGTTTGCCGCCAGCATAATGGCGCGTTCATCAGCATCATCCGCATCACCATTGGCGATCTCTGACATGTCGGAGGTCATCACCATCTTGATCCAGTCTTTCTTACGTTTCAGCGTATCCAGACGGAAGTCGTCGAATGTGCCTTTGCCACAATAGTAGTGAACATTGACCTTCTCTTGCGGTGAACCTACGCGCGCACCGCGCCCATTTCGTTGGTCGATACTGGCTGGTGTCCAGGGTAGTGTCAGGTGGTGGATATCGGTTGTCCCGATATGCAGGTTAATACCTACTTCAGCCTTCTTGTTACAGATAATGATGCGCGTGCGACCTTCGTTATAGTCGGCGGCAATGCCTTCCATACCCTCAAGGCCAGCATCATTTTTAGCTGAGAGATAATCCTCATATTGGGCAAGTTTGCTGTAGTAGGTTTCCCATGCCCCTTCTTTGTATTCACCGTTTTTATTCGGAGTAGGTTCGGTCGGCTTATTCACCTTCTTCAGCTTGATGCCGCCAGCCTGGCTAACGGTCGTCGCATTGATAATGCCTATCTCCTGCTCCGGCATTTGCAGTGCACTGGCGATAATACGGCGCAGCTTCTGGTGCTGGGCTTTTTCATCAATGAAGACGATTTGTTTACCGTTCTTCAGGCCTTCACGAAGGTTTTCGATCAGCGCGGCATACTTCGGCGGGATGGGGTGTGATACCTGCTGCATATCAATCCCGGCGGCAGCAATGGCCTTCAGTATTTCAGCCTCCAGTTCAATGCTGGCACGTATTTCAACATGCGCCGGATGTTCACTAAAGGTGGTCTTCACTACCTTGCTGGTACGCGTACTAACCAGCCCGCCAGCGCCGTCTTCCTCGGCCTCGTCTGCATCATCTGCCACTTTACCGCCAGCTACTTTTGGCAGGCCATCAGCAATAGCTTTTACCTTGTCTGCAAGCTCAACGGGGAACTGGAATGTAATCGCACTGGCATACAGATCCGGATCTATAGCAACCTTATCCATGTCGCGGATGATGGAGAAGATGAAGTCATCCGGCTTTTCGCTTGTGATATGCCCGCTTTCATCGACTGTCAGCGCATCTTTACGACTTAATTCTTGTGCACGCTTGCGAAGCTCTTCATAAGCAGCCTCCTGCTCCCCTGTCATCGGGATCTGCAAGGTATTCTCGATGATGTCGGGGATTTTGACCGTCGCTCCAACATCCGCAGCAGTCTTCAGAGTGGTCCAACGGTGGAAAATACCACGCAGACCATCAAGGTTCTGGAAGCCCACCAGCCCCTGCTTCTCTTCCACTTCCCCGGAAATTTTCTGGACCTGAACGGTGGCAGTTTTGCCAAACACACGAACGAAATCATCCGGCGTAATAATGCCCATGCGCATCCACTCTTCCTGCGGAATAACAGTAGACAGCATGTTGAAAGCATCAATCGGACTGTTCACCAGCGGTGTTGCCGTCAGCATAACTACTCCGCGCCCGTTGTTGCGTTTCATCATGTACGCAGCTTTTACAGCCATGTCGCGGGCCATTTTGGATACTGCCGGGTTAGGCAAATATGCCATCTGCCCCGCTTCACGCCCGGCATTAAATGAGTTGCGGTAGTTATGCCCTTCGTCGGCAATCACGCTATCGAAGTTCATATCCTCAAAGTACGGGATATTCTGCTTCTTCGTGGTCCCGGTATTTGCGGCCTGGTCCTTAATCTTGTTCTTCTTCTGCGCGTCACGGTGCTTGCCAGACGCCAGGTCAAGACGCCCCATTTCAACAGCATTAAAGACAGCTTGCTGTGAGTTCTCCTCGATGGTTTTTTCTCGTAGCGGGATAGACGCGAATTGTTCTTTTGTCATGATGACCGTTCGCCAATTTGACGACGGGATCATGTTCATGCGCTGAACGATAACGGCACTGGAGGACTCTTTCACCACATTGCGGGTAAGAGGCTGACCGTTTCTGTCCAGACGTGGTTCACCATTTTCATCAAGCACTGGCGCGGTAAGAATATTGCCGCCGTCATCACGAACTTCATCAAGCCCGATAAACATCATATTTGAGAAGGCTTCTGGACTGTAGAAGCTCTGAGCCTCGTGATACCAGTTCTGATAAACCGCTTTCGGGACAACAATACAGGTGCGTTTAGTTCGGCCTGTTTCGAAGTTATACGCCTCAAGTGCAAGCGCAGTCGTGGTTTTACCAAGCCCGGTGCCAAATCCCATGATGCCGCGCCCATCTTCTGACAAGCGACGAACTTCCTCATTCTGATAAGTCAGAGGAATGCGCTTCCCACTAATCCCTTCCAGGCCAAGCGGTGCGTCAGAATGTGTAAACGGGATGAAGCCATTGAATGCGTCGTTATAGTCGCGGGCTATCTGATCAGCCTGCGGGTGAGTGCGTAACCAGTCGTTAAAGCTAACTTCAAGTTGAGCAATCTTATCCAGGTACTCGTTAGCGTTCTGCCCTCGCGGTTTGACGCCGTTCAGGTAGTTTTCTAACTGGTTCAGGAAGCCGTCTTTATTGTTGGCCTTCTTGAACTCATTCCCGTTTTTGCCGTTTACGGTTCGTAGCTGATAGCCAGTAAATACCCCGTCCTTACCTTCGTAATCGTCCGGGGATACCAGAATGCCATCGACGACCTTCAGATCAGGTTCTGTGTACTTAAACTCGTCATAGCCCTGTTCTGCCAGGAACTCTTTTATCAAGCGGCGGTCCAGCCAGCGGGCATTCAGATTAACGGTGACTTTATTTAGTGGCGTGAAAATGCGTTTCTCTTCGATTTTCGCCAACTGGCGCTCAAAGTTCGCTTTCTGCTCACCTGTTGCTGCATCACGCCAGCCCACCAGCAATGCTGTTTTGGTTGCAATGTCGCCGCTGGTGGCGCGGTCCATTGGTAGCAGGCAGCCATACCCATCAATAGCGATATCTTCAAATTTAGCCAGGTATTCCAGAGCGGCATCGTCGTCTTCTGGCAGTTCGCCAGTAAACGCCTCACGGAAATCGTCCAGTGTTATCGGATTAAGGGCCACATCGCTGAAAAGGTGTGTAACAACCTGTTCCGGGCGAGCAAAGTCGATACCTGATGCGCCATTAGTTACATCAAGTCGTCCGGCAAGAAGGTCCGAAGTAGAGCCATCCTGTTTCACGTTCCCAGTGAACGTCATCCAGTTTTTAGCGCCAGCTTCAACAATCCCATTCAGCTTAATCGCGTGCGGTGGTCCATACTTCGCAACTTCTGCTGCCGCCAGGCGGGATGCATCTGCCAGTTTGTCATCAACATTCACCCCCAGGTTACGCAAATCAAGCGCCTTGTTGATCAACTGCCCTATCAGTGCGCCGCGCATAACGCGCTCTCTGTCTTTTTCTCGCTGCTTGCCTGCAAAGCGAATCATTGCAGCTACTTCATCACTGATAACCGATGGATAGTCGGACGCGATCGCCGATATCTGGTCCCATGACAACGCCAGAATGCCATTTGTTGACTGAAACGCGATCTGCAGATCGCCAAACGTCGAAACACCATATCGGCTTACATCAAGCGCGGAGGATTTGGTTGTCGTGTCCTTGACCCATTTCAGGCCATCAAACTCATGCCAGATGCCGCCTACAAGGCGTTTATCGCCCACTTTCGCGCCCTGCCATGCCTGAGTAGTTACGCCGAGCAAATCCCAATTGATGCGACTATCAAAGCGACGAGATAGCGCGGTTTTCATCGACTCATTGGATACACGACCGTCCTTTTTCACCACCAGGGTATTGCGGAAGCTGGTACGCTCCATATCGCCGTAAACAAAGCGTTTTCCTTCCGTAGTGAACCATTTCCCTTTGAGAAAGGTATCCCAAAGGACGTTTGCCGATTTGAGCGTCGAATCGTCCGTATCGGGGATCATCTCCAGGAAGGCTTCTGGATGTTTACGCAATACCCATACGTCCACCACGGTATCTGTACCTGATTCACTGAACGTACCGGAAGGCATACGATGCGCGCCCAAAAATTCCGCTTTACGGCTGACTTTATCGCGCAATTTTTTGTATTTCGTACCATCAGTCATGCCATTCGGCACCACCAATACGATAAGCCCACCAGGTTTAACCTTGTCGATCGTGCGCAGCACAAAGTAATTGCCAACGTTCTTCTCGTTTGCATATGCCGGATCAAGCCCTGCAACGCCGGAACGGCCTTCGCCAAACGGTACGTTACCAACAGCGTGGTCATACATTGCGTCTTTCGCCGCCAGAGCCTCGAACGCCCCAATGTTCACATCGTCTTCCGGGTGCAACAGCTGGTTGATTCGACCGGAGATCGGAGACAGCTCGGCGCTGGTCATTATCATTCCCTGCCGTTTTGTCTCCTGGAAAATACCCGTGCCAGCTGATGGTTCCAGTACATGACCCCCATCAATACCGTAGTCAGCAAACAGATCCCATATACCTTCAGCCATAAACTGTGGTGTGTAGTATTCGTATTGGCTGCCCTCGCCGTCAGTAAGGCCGCCTTCACCTGTATACCCGGCGAGAATCTGACGCTGTTCTTCAGTTAATTTCGCCCCATCGAATCCGGGCGGAAGGGAATTAAGAAGCTCTACTGCGGCGTTGTTTGCTGCCCGCCGTGTTTTTTGAATGCTGACACCATCGACTTTCTTAACGCCAAAGGTCGCAACAGATCGCGGTTTATGCAACCGACTAACAATTTCAATCAGCGCCCCAATGCTGGTGGCCTGGCTAATTGAATCAATTATTTTGTCCAAAGGAAGCCCCCTCAAAACCGTTAAATCCGCCTGTAGCGGTACGGTTTGAAAGGGTATGGAGTGTGTTAATTTGGAAGAATAAGAGCGGAAAAGGTCAGGCGATACGAACGAACTCACCGTCTATTGCGTGTTCACCCCCGGCATCATCTCGCATAACAGCACACTGACCTGGAAGGCCATAACGAACAACCATACAACGAACACCATCGCCACAACCGCTCTGAGTCCTGTTCTGTCGCCTCTCATACGATTTTACCCGTTCAAGCAGGCCATCACGCACCATAGCCTCAAGTGTTCGCCTTGTTGATTCGAGATAATACTGTTTGTCGATTGCATCCGTACTATGCAGCAAGTAAGCCACCCCGGACACATCAAACGGAGGCGATCCAATCTCCATTGTCACCCACTCACGGTTATCCGGTTCAAAGTAGCTGAGTATCTCTTTTTTTCTTCTTGTCAGTCTCATGTTTGCAATCTCTTATTGTGGGACAGTTCTATCCTACAATAAGAAACGTAACAACATTTATGATTTAAATCATATAGTTAATTAATGAGAAAGCTCAAACATTCAGTATACGGTTAACACTCAACATGCCACGGACAAGGAAGGCTTATGGGCGTACCGGGATAAGAAAATTGCTGCCATGAAAATCACATACTCCCCATAGTTTATGTTCGTTTGTTAATCAGAGGGGTAGTTATGGTAAGTTCCGATCCTCGTTGGCTGATGGAAGCCCGTAAACATATTGGCCTGACTGAAATCAAAGGGGCTAAACACAATCCAGAAATCGTCCAGTTCTGGAGGGATATTAAACGCGGCGGAATTAAAGACGATGAAACTCCGTGGTGCGCAGCATTTGTTGGCGCAATGTTAGAGCGTGTGGGTATCCGCTCAACAAGATTTGAGTCGGCAAAATCCTATCTGGATTGGGGCGAGAAACTGGATACACCAGCATACGGATGTATCGTTGTATTTACCCGCGTAGGCGGTGGGCATGTAGGCTTCATCGTCGGACGCCGCGCCAATGGCGATCTGCTTGTCCTGGGTGGGAACCAGGGGGATGCGGTGAATATTCGTGCATTCCCGACATCAAGAGTGTCGGGCTATCGCTGGCCTGCTGGCGAGCCACGCAATACAGCTCTGTTACCAGTCGGAGATGCAGCAACCTCAACCAATGAGGCATGAAAAAAGCCCCGGCCAGGCCGGGGCATCACGCTTCAAGTCGCGATCCAATCATTACCGACTATATCAGCCGTCGATAAATCAACTTCCCGGATCTGGTGTCCGTTAATACAAAACCATCCGGTTGTAGAGCAATTATCAGGCCATGCCCATACACCAATATTCCATGCTTTGCGGCGGCACACTTCAGCCCGTCCTTCCCTGATATTTTTTACCGCCTGCATGATGTCCATCACTCACCTCCCCAACCGATCACCTGGAATTGGCCCATTCTTGGGTGATACCAGCGTTTCCCGCGGCGCTCGGCCTCCGACATCATCAGGGTAAAAGCGTTCATAAAGGGAAATAAGGCCACAATAGAACGACGCGACAATATCCCCTCTGGCGTTAAAAACTCATGCGTATCGGTGGGAATCCGGTAAGCGTTAACCAGGTTGCGACATTTGGCTTCGGTCAGGCCACATTTCGCCGCCAGCTGGCGGTAGCCAATGTAACCATCTGGCATGTTGCCCTTCTTGATTTGCTCGACGGTTTCTACCACCTGGCTAACCTTTGACTCAACAACATGAAGCCGCTTTTGTTGCTGAACTGCATTTGCAGCCATTGCGGCGATCATCTCTATTTCGGTCAACGGCTGGCGTGCTTGTTCTTCCAGTTCGCGCCAGCGGTCCACCAGCCGGGCGGTGAATTCGGGAGAGAGCTGCGCAACGACAATAATGCTGTCTCGTTTGCCTTGCTCGCCTTCGAAGACGTAAGCCTCGACACTACGGCGTAGTCCTAAGTTATTGATTTTTTCGAAAACCTGCAATGCAGGAAGTTGAATAACTCCAGATTTAGCCAGGCGCTCTATTGATATTTTTACGTTATCTGGACGACTTCCCACCAGCTCCGCGATCTCAATGCTGGTCATTGATGGCTTTTCAAGAATGCAGATATCCATCAGTGTGCCTCCGCAATGCCGGGATTGGTAATATTGCGATACCAGGGATTAGTGTTTGGTTGTTGGGAAGTAGAGAAACGACCAGTAAGAACACCATACTGATCAGGGATCAGAGAACGGGCTTCTTTTTCGGTTGCGGCAATTGCGAAGTGATCGCAGTGTTTTTGCAGGGAGTGGAAACGCCAGATGAATTCTGGACGTGAGCAAGGATTGGCATTAACCATAGTTACGGCCTCACTAACAGGTTTAACAACCTGCTACCCGCTGTCAAACAGGTGGCAGGACGTGACAGGGTTGACAGACTGGCGTTAGTGAAACCAGCAGGCCGAAGCCTCCCCATCACGCCCCACCATAATTCGGGCGTAACGCGGTTTACGGACACAAAAATACCGCAATATCGGAAATCTGCGGTTGTCCGCACTAACATTCAGGCTGTCAAACCTGGTCGCAGAATTTGCTACGACGACGTGAATATAAGCCTGAACATTAGGAAGATCAACTAAAAATTTCAGCAATGGATGATTTCAGTCGATGATGCAGATCATACATTGCGATTTAGCAACAGCAAATTAATTTTCTAACACAAATTTCCGAGCGAACATTTTCCGGTCATTGGGATATTTTGTAGGCACTCGCGAGTCATCCTCTGAAGCCCGCTGGAACTGACCAATCTTCACGGTCAAATTCAGACTGATAGCCACGCTGTTTCATCAGTTCAAAGGCTTCAGCAACTGTTTTACATCCCTGATAGCCAGAATAATCCATAGAGAAATCCAGAGCACTGGATGGTTTGGGCTTATTCACTGCGGCAGCTGCATTACGTATCCATGCAAATTTTTTTGCCAGCTTTTCAGCGGTACGATACAGAGCCTGTTGTTTTGCATAGCCCTCGTCTGAACGACGCTTTGCAGCTCTCGCTTTTGCCGCAGCCAGGCTGTGGTTGACATGCTCTTCTCTAATCACTGGTTTTTTATCCAGTAAGCCATTACCCGCTTGAGAACTATCTGCTGGTGAAGCCTTCGGCTGAACCGCGCATGATCTTTCTCTTCTTTTGGTTATGGGTTTACTCTTATTTTCTATTGGCTGTTCATTTTGAACATGGGGGGACTTGTTCAATTTGAACAGGGGGTTCCCAGTTTCAAAAAAATAACGAACCTTTGAAATCAACTGCTTAACCAGTTTTGTTGCGTTGGCAAATTTAATGCCCTGCTTACCCCCGATCTCCATTGCAACATGAATGAAGTGGAGAAATTGTGTTGTAAACCGATATACGTTACAAACCTGGGCATTGTTATTCGCCACCTGGTGTTGTTTAACAAGCATTCCACACTTCGTCGCTTCAGCAAATGCCCGGCGTACAGTTGAAATACTGCGTCCCGTAATATCTGACATATCGGCATATGAGCGACGGATCATGTATTCATCGGTAGCCCCTGCCAGGTTGGCGAACTCGGCAATAATGGCGCTATGTGAAGGGGAAAGAAAACCACAGTGGCGAGCAAAAAAACTCAACTGATGACCTTTGATTTTTTTGTGGTATTCAGTGTTGTTTTTATACTCAGAAGTGTTGAAAGTTACTGAAACTGAATTTAAAATATTCACCAGATAGTTCCGTGAAAAATCTATCTACCGTATAAATCTATGTCCGTAGATTTATACACCAAAAAGCCGCTTCTCAGCGGCTTTTGCTTTTTTTTGGCAGTCGCTACCGGAGCAGTGACCGCGATCCTACTCGATCACATCGGACAGGATCAACAGTGTATATAAATACACTATGTTAGAAATTTAATTTCATATGGCAGTTATGCCCGTCGCGAAACGAAGAGTAATGGGGTAGTATTTTTGCTCTCCTTCGGCGATAACTCCGGCTCTTTCTTGCCTGATATCGGCAAGCCATAAGTCGCATTTGCCCCCAGAGATTCAAGCATCGCAGCCACTATGCGAGCATCATCTTCAGACTGCATACGGCAGAGCGCCCGGCGCTGTTCTGCGCTGATAAAAACAGGCATTTCCTGGATAGCATCACGCAAAATCCTACGGCATTTCTTCGCATCTTCGCCTTGGCTTTCCATCATTTCGGCCTGGTTGCGTAATTTGTCGCGAAGTTGCATATTTTCCACTTCAAGGAGCATCAATTCTGACTCAAGGGCTTCACGCTGTGCTGACTCGAAAATAGCCTGCTGATTCTTCATTGCTGAAAAGTGGTGAACAAGATCCGTAGCCGCGTTATCGGTAAAACCTTGTTCGATAAGTGCCGCATGAATAGCCGCGTCGCGCTCTTCTGCTGATTCCAGCATCAGGCTTTTCTTGTCCAGACTGATATAGTTAGGCACAGTTACGTAATCAAAGCCGTGAAAAGACTTTACCAGAGATACAGATGAATCTGGGCCAGATGTAGCCCACGACCAACCACCCGCACCAGAATTAATCATTCCCTGTACAATACGCCCGGTGTCTGTATCCAGTATTTCCTGCGTATGGGTAACAATGCCGTTGTCGTCAATCGAAATGTCGATAGTCCTGTTTGATGGCACGTTCTCCAATACAACAGGTTTCCCATCAACCATCACAACAGAGACTTCCGGCAGGTTCAGGCTTTTCGTTTTGTTATAGTGCATCGCCCGGCGACCATGTCCGTAATAGCCATACATCTCACCAAGTGCGATACGCTCTTTTGTTTCTGGGGAGTTGAATGTGTCTCGCACCGACTGAATAACGTAATTTCGATTGTTCTGCGGTGTGTGTTTGCGGATTTTCTCTACCAGGGAGAAGCGATCCGTAACAGTGTTCAGTGATTGCATTATTTCCCTCCGGTTAATTGCTCATCACAAATTTTGCAAAGTTGATTAACTGCTCTAGCGTCCAGTTTTCTGGATTGTCGCCTGACGACAACGGCGCGGATTCGTACATGCCATGCTCGTTGTTTTGCTCTGATTCATTCGCCTTAAACTCTTTGATCATGGTATTGAGAGTGTCATCGTCGATGTGCAGCTGTTCGGTGAACAGATAGCGCATAAACGCGTCGCTACCAGCCAGTTTCGGGTTGTTCTGGACCTGGTCCATAATTTGCGAGATGACAGCTACAAAGTTGGCGCGCGCATCCAGTTCTCGGTTTTCTTCCTCCTGGATAGCCGTGTTCATTGAGTTGAATTGCACGTCATACGGGCGGTTTGTTTCGGTGTAAACCTTCCCGTATTTGTAGGCGAGGTGAATGTCATGAAGCCGATAAATAGTTCGCTGGGCGGCCTGTCTGATCCAGTTCGCACGTAATGCAGCTTGGATAGCAGTTTGTTGCCATCCTCCCTCTCCAAGCCCGCCACTCATTTGATCTGCCCAACCGAGCATCGTGGCGTCAATGCCTAAACTGGCCGCTAACTGACGAAGATGAAACATAACGTCTTCAATTCCGCTGATATCTGCGGGTATAGACTGCGTATCAATAGTGATGCCGTTCTTCCCATCGCCCATAACTGGTATCAGATGGTTAAGCACCGTAGGAATAGCGTTGGCATTAATCGATCTTTGTGCCACCAGGTCACTATGACGCTTCAATGCCTGGCTGACGCCACGCGTATAGTTAGCCGCATTAACTGGGTCCAGTGTGTTCGTCGTAAGAGCAATCAGACGGTCAATTTTGGCTGCATTATTTCGAGTTGATTTCAGCGCGGCGAGCGCAGCACATAAATTCAGGTAGGGTTCATAACTGTATTCCAGGAATGAAGTTCCGTAATTCTGCGTCTCCATTAACGGCTTATCAGCCTGATCACTTAACAGTGAATACCCTTTTGTACCGTAGCTAACCGGAATAACCTTATGCTGCGGCGTCCAATACGGGTTTTTCATGGAAACAAGATTCCACGGTTCGGTTATTACCCTGCGCAAACTATGCGTATCCAGAATGTAATCACCACTGAAACCGACCAGCTGGCTACCGCGATAAAATTCCTGGACGAAGTGTGGAAGAGTGTAATAACTGGATTCAATGCCAGTTATCCCTCTGCCCTGTTCAGCATAAGGTCGGACATAAGACACCCCAAAGATCGCCATAATCATGGCCCATGAAGGCAGACCGTCATTAATCATCGCCCCTAAATCTGCGGTTAACTCTTCACATCTACTTACCGCCTCGGCATCGGAACCATCTTTTGGCGAAAGCGTGAATGCCAGCCCGGTTTTTTTTGAAGGCGCAAGCGCATGTGCAATGTGAATGTTTAAAGCCGTCGAGATAGTCGGGCTTTTAGCCATCGTTTCCAGGATGTTGTACTTTTGCAGGCGCTCGCCGGGCAGTTCAGCGGATAAAGAAATTGAATCTGCTGCACTCGTCATGCCATCGCTGTTGCCCCCCAGGATGCCTGGACGTAAAGCGGACAGGCCGGAACGAGCAACGACACTATGCCCGCTCGTAAAAACGACCGGATCGGCGGGCGTAACATCACCACCGTTGAAGGCTTTCTTCAATGCCGACAGAAAACCTTTGTTTTTGTCTTTCGTTGCCATGAATCACCGCGAATTGTTTCCAGTTTCGCGGCAGCATAATCAGTATGTGATTTCAGCGGTTGGTTTAGTTTTCCGTACTGCAATTATTTAGGGCTGTAGAATTTTCGAACATAGCAAAGTTCAGACCTTTCCCTTCACCAAACTCAGCCTCAATTTCATCAGAAACAACAGACAAAATACTGCGCAAATCGACTTCTTCACCACCGAACATATCGCCAAGCGCCTGTTGTTTATGAATCAGCTCGTCGTTGATTTTTTGCGCCATTTTTTTGAATGCTGCCCCCATACGCTTCGCGCTACGATTATTTGCTACGATGAATAGCGCCAACGCCTCTGCTTCTGGCGTGCTGTCGCCGAATAACCCCCTTTGGGCGATCACTTCTTCAACGGCCTGACCGTTGTCTTTGGCTTCACGAACAAGATTGATTGCTTCCTGGAGTGCCGCAATTGCCTGTGTATCCAGACCGTTAACCTGCTCTATACCGTCCACTAAACCAGTTACGGCGTCATGGTGAACGTCGCCAGACAGCGACTGCATTTGCGCAAAATCGCTGGCTGCCGTATTGAGTGCGGTCAGGATGTTACGCATTTCCGGATCTGGCTCTTCCGCCACCAACCGGACCAGTCGCTCATCTTTGTAGGCTTTGGCAAAAATCGCATTCTGGATGCGGTCGATCAGCTGTTTCGTAGGGCGCCCATCGGCAGTAAGCAAACCCGCCGTCGCGGTATCGCCTATTTCGCGCAAAAACGCACGAATAAAAGCATCATTGGACCGCGCCAGTAGATTTCCATCTTCTGAAGGATTAAATAGCGCCATGACGCTCTCAGTGAGGAATTGCGCATCAGCATACGCTTTCTCACTCGCCGCCATCTCTTGCAGATCACTTATGTTGGAATCGCGAGCGAACTGCGCACGATCTACATCAGTGAGTCTTTCACGCACCAGTACGGGCATAGACATTTGCGAAATTTCGTCAGGATTCAGACCAAACTCTTTCGCATGGTCGATCAGGTACTGGCGATATTCATCTGCCTGTCCTTGCTCATAGGCGCGCCAGATCCCCATACTCCTTCCATTACCAGATTCAACAACGTTGTCAGGCCCAACTATTGGCGCTCCGTGGCTACTCATTCCTGAATCCGTTAATTGTGCTGGGCGTAAATTGGAGGCAATACGGTTAACCTGAAGTTTGCTAGATAGACGTGTACGATCACGTGGCTGGAGTTCTTCCGGGAATGCAGTGTTAATCGTACCGTCAAGGTTATTCGAAATGATTAGGCTACTGGCATCAACAACCTTAAAAGCTGTCTTTACCTCTGCGCCTTTGCTGGTGACTACGTAGCTACTTCGCCCCAGGCGTGTTTCCTTCCTCTCTAATGAAGAAACCAGAGCAATGACGCTGTTAATGTCTGCGGCCTCGGAAAGCGCAGAAGTAACTGACTTGTTCAAAATACACTCCCCCTATAGAGAAAGCTGGAAGTGTAAAAAGTGTGTGATTTATGTGAGAACAGATAAGTGAAAGGGGCATTTCAGCCCCTTTTGATTACCCGGCATATCCGTTGGCTTTAACCCAACCGATGGTCTGCTCTTTAGCCTGCTCCAACGTAAGGAACTCGCCAACATAGTTTGAGATCCCACGCAGCGCATCAATAAATTCCATTTGTGTCGACTTTGTGAACACACCGCCCAAGAAGTCAGTCACTATCTTAGGAACTTCATCTGCAACAGGATCAGACTGTGGTTGCGGTTCCGATATCGGTTGAGCGGCAGCACCCAGCCCCAGCTTAAGCATCAGATCAACAATCTGCTTACCAATTGCGACGCGTTGTAATACTGGCGCGGTTTTCTGCGCCTGCATTAAATCTGATAGCTCTTTACCCAATTTCAGACGGTCTAAAACAGAGATAGTCATTAAGCACCTCCCTGCTGAATTTCAGCCAGAATGTTGATCAGGTAGTCAACTGCTGCGCCAACCGTTGATTCGTTCTCGTCGTATCGACCAGCACTGATAAGAGCGTTTGCAGCTTCCTGCACATGGTCAAGTTCGGCACTGATTACCGTCAGATCGCGGGATGTAAACTGCACCGGGACGGATTTAAGGTACTCCAACGCTTTATCTGCTTCCTGATCAGCTTCAGTTGCCGCTTCTCCAGCATCTTCCGGCGTTGGCTGTTGCTCTGGTTCTGTTTGTGGGTGTGATTCTGGCTCAACTACAGGTGCTAATTCAGGCTCTGGCGTTGCTTCGTTTGAATGATTTTGAAGGGCGTTATATACGTCCATAATGAAAAGGTTCTCCCCATCACCAAGCGGATAAGCCACGTTCGGAAACTCTTTGCGGAAAAGAATTTTTACTTGCGCCTTGAATGTTTTCAAGTCACTGCCAAACAGGTCTACATAGCCATCAATGTGTTTTGCCATGCTGGACGCAACCAGTTCCCCCGCCATATTTTTCAGTTCATCGTCATCAGGTAGATAGCGTAATTCATACTGACTGACTTCTTCATCTGTCAGTTTACGGTCATACGTAATGATCCCGTAACGAGCATACTCGTAATACGGGTCAGCCTGGTCGGGACGGTCAAGCACGGCTGTATTTCCATCCGGCACCGCACCAACCCCCGCCGGGCGCGATTGAAGAGCATAGCGGTATTTGCCTACATGCTGAGTATCTTGCGGAGATGCTGGTTGTGGATCAGAATCTTGTTGTAATTCTGGCTGTGACTGAACAGTTGGCTCCGGCTGTCCTGGCAACACATCTACTTTGTATTTATCAGCATTATGTTCTCGATAGGCTTTAAGTAGTTTGGTTGCCGCGTCTGCCAGGCTGCCACCTTTGACGTCACCGACATCAATACTGAAATTACCTTCTGGTGCCGCGATCGTAACGAAGCTATCACCATCTAACGTCACATAATTTACAACAGCGCCGTTATCCAGCGTAGTTTTACCATCAGTGGCAAGGTTATGTTTTACGTGTCGAAGTTGGTCATTAAAAGTTCTTTCTTTTGCTTTATTCTTTTTATAAGACAGCAACTTATCTCGTTTTTCCTGCAACTCTGCGTTAAGGACTTTCTGTGCATCAAGTTGTTTCTGCATTTCCGCGAGGGCATTGCGCTTTTCTGTCAGTCCACGCTGCGCTACTTCCACCCGCTCAATCATCATTGACCGTTCTTCAGCCAGCTTATCAGCTTCATTGAGATAACTCTCAATATCCGCCTTCATTTTGTCCTGTCGCTCTTTTGCCTTCTTGAATTTTGCGCTGTTACGCTCAATCAAATTAGAAAGCGCCTGGCAAACCTGGCTTAAAGAAACATCTCTCCCGCCGATCGGGGCAACAACGTGAGTTACGTTACGCTTATTAAGTAAAAACTGAAATGCAACCAGTTCATCATTACTCTTGATTTTCGCGCCATCGGCGGTTGGAGAGTGGAAGATGATACTTGTGCTTTGCCCATCAGTCAGTGGTATCTGTGCTGTTAAAACAGGAATATTAGCTACGCGACGAACACGCCCGATAATTGCTCCGCCAATACAATTCCGACCATTTTCATCCGCCCCGGCTTCATCAGTTCCTGCTGATATATTCGTTCCATTCAAGCCACGATTTAGCGCACGCACGAAAGCCCGCATTGTTTGTGCAAGCCTAATTCTGGTCGTAGTAATGGCCTCAAACATAGCTTCGTCGGACACAACAAGAATTTCATTGCCCATATAGGCAAGCTCGATATCTTCTAATGTAGCCGCTTCAAAAATCAGATCATCTTCACTTAAATCCTCCGAAGACCAGCGGCTCGGTGTATAACCGGGAATCGTATCAGCGAAAGTAGATTGAATATTGATCCGTATGGGATTCTTAATCATGCTTCATCCTCCAGACGCGCGATTTCTTCTTTAAGCGCACGCGTCTTAGCTTGTTCCTGAGACAATGCCGCTTTAACGTTATCCGCATCTTGCATTGCCTTGTCTGACTTGCTTTGGATCTTAGCCAGTTTGTCGTTAGCATTAGCGATATCTTCACGAAGCGCATCACGTGATTCTTTCGCTTCAGCTAACTTCTGAGCGTTGGATTTAACCCCTTGTCGCTTCTTATTTCCTTCATCAATATTTTTTGCTGCACGAGCAAGTTTTCGAGCTAATGATTTCTGGAAAGATGTTGCTCCGCGATTAAATAAAGCCGCGAGAGACTGCCCCAAAGCCGCCATTGTTTTTACTGGCTTGAACGGTACTGTTTTACCGTTCAGTTTTATCCCAGATATATCTCCGGTATCGTTAACCTGGACTTCCATTGTCTGTTCATCAATACCAACAAGGGTAAACGTGCGTGTCATGATCCCATCTTTCTTCCTGCCATTGCTGGCAGGGATCACCCTCGCTATCTTGTAACCACCTTTGCTGATTTCTTTGACGAGTTTTGCCAGTCCCTTTTCGTTTAACTCATCATAATTAAGAAGAACATAATTAGCCTTATTCGACATTCCAGTCTCCTTCACGTTTTTCGATCGTAAACTGGCGCTCTATGCAGTCATTGATAGGGAAAATGCGATAAAGCGGATTCAGTCGGCAGTTACCGTTAGTCAATGTGACTTTCAGATCCCACTTCGTTGGCTCAAGATATTTCGTATCAATGAGCAAATACTCTTCTCTCTCCCCGCGTTTTGAAGCGTCAACTGGTCGCGTTTTCCCTGAAATAACCACAGATGGATTTTTCAGGTCTTGCAGCCAATATTCGATTTGAGCATTGCTAACCCAGCTTCGCTTAACACGTAGCGAAACAGGAAATGCGATAGCAGATTCTTTCACTACAGCGTCACCAATACTCAAAATTTCAACACTCTTGCGACGAAAAATGAAACGGTCAATGATGGCAACAAACGCCATGATAAAAATGAAATAATTCCCAAAGTTACCCATTATTTCTCTCCACCTTTTCCCCCATTCGCTATTACGCTTAAGAGATTCAAAACGTTGCTAGCTCTGGACTTCAAGCCCTGTAAAATTTCACTACCGTTGTTACTGGCAATCAGAACAACGCAGTAAATGATGCCTTCAGGCCATTCATAGCTATCCGCCACCCAAAACCCCGCAAGCCCGGCAGTCACCGCAGTAAACAATTCACTCGCGAGATTGAGCAGTGACGCAGAAATACGTCCGTCCCTAACCCCGAGAAGGAATACACCGGTTCCACTTAGCAGGGATGTTATGACTGCTACAGCCAGATTTTCATAATCTGCAAACATACCCCTCCAGAAATGACGTTTAACGCCGCTTAAACTTATCCAGTTTGTTATTTCCCAACTAAAATGCCGTTCATATATAAGGGGAGGCACATGCTTATTGGTTACATCCGCGTATCAACAAATGACCAAAACACCGCCTTACAGAGAAATGCGCTTGAATGCGCAGGATGTGAGCTAATTTTCGAGGACAAGGCGAGTGGGAAAAATGCCGATCGACCTGGTTTAAAAAAGGTTCTACGCACACTATCGGAAGGAGATACTTTGGTTGTCTGGAAGCTGGATAGGCTTGGGCGCAGTATGCGCCACCTGGTTGTGCTGGTTGAAGAGTTGCGTGACAGAGGCATTAATTTCCGTAGTCTCACTGATTCCATCGATACCAGCACACCAATGGGGCGTTTTTTCTTCCATGTTATGGGTGCCTTGGCTGAAATGGAGCGCGAACTAATCATTGAGCGCACTCGCGCCGGGCTTGATGCAGCTCGCGCAGAGGGCCGAATAGGAGGCCGTCGGCCTAAATATCCAGAGGAAACATGGCAGCAAATGCGCCGTTTACTGGAAAATGGCATCTCACGTAAGCAGATTGCAATTATCTATGATGTTGCTGTATCCACGCTTTATAAAAAGTTTCCGGCATCATCCTTTTAATCTTAAACCTTGGTTTAAGAGAACTCG